TGCCATACTGGCTAATTTGCAGGCCCAACGCACGGGCTTCGGCCAGTAGCTCTTGAGTGCTTTTACGAGTGCGAGCAGCGCGTATGCAAGAGGCCAACCCGCGAGCGGCGATTTCAGGGTGTCCCGCGGCCACGTAGCGACGGCAAAGGGCGACTTCGCGTTGTTCAGATTTTGTCATTTGAGTTACTCCAGTTAGAAAGTTATTACGCTATTTGCTTACTGCTCAGTGCTTGAACAGTGGATTGAATTTTGGCTGAAAAAACGTTGAAAAACCGTTCATGCCCAAAATATTTTCCAATCACGTTTTCGGGGCCGATTGGCAAAAGCAATTCTGAAATGTATTTTTCCGTTTTCGCTCGGAATGAGGCAAAATTGCGGGCTCGCGCAACTCAATAACGTATAACGCATGCAACTCAGAAACTATCAAACCGACGCCGTAACGGCAATTTACGCCTCGCTTCGCCGAGGGCAGCACCCAGTAGCGCAGCTAGCCACGGGCACGGGCAAGTCGCTCATCATAGCGGACGTGCTCAGGCAGGAGGCCGAACGGGGACACCGCGCCTGGGTGCTCACTCACGCGCAGCAGCTCGTAAAGCAGAACGCTGAGACCTACTACCGACACACGCAAACGCAGGCAGGAATAGTCTGCGCAGGGCTCAGCCGTGAGGACTACGGCGCGCGGGTAATCTTCGGCACCATACAGAGCATGATTGGCCCCGCTATGCGGGGTGAAATAGTTACCCCTGAGCTCATCATAATTGACGAGGCTCACCGCGTGAGCCACAAAACGGGCGAGCAGGGGATGTACGGGAGCATTTTCCACCGTCACGCGGGCTCCCGTCGCCTAGCGATGACCGCTACCCCTTGGCGCACTGACAACGGGCTCATTTACGGTGATGATCCGGACTATTTTTGGTTCAACTCTCTCGCCTACAAATACACCGTACCGCAGGCCGTGGCGGAGGGCTACCTGAGCCCCCTAGTCGGCGTTGAGACCGACGTGCAGTTGGACTTGAAAGGGGTGAGCGAGGACGGCGAGGACTTCAATCAGACCCAAGCCGGTGAGCGCGTGACTAACGAATGGCTCACTGCCGTCGCGGGCTCGCTGCTCGAGCTGGCGCGCAACCGTAAGCACGTGGCGCTTTACGCACCGACCGTGGCAGCCGCTATGCGCGCCCAGGCCGCCGTTGAGCGCGTAACCGGCTGGCGCACAAAGCTGCTCACCGGGGCGCACAAGCAGCGCGAGCGAGAGGAGATGTTTCGCGGCTGGGCCGCCGGTGAGTTCAAAGTTCTTTGCTCGGTGGACACGCTGACCACCGGGTTTGACTTCCCCGCGCTGGACTGTATTGCCTGCCTCCGGCCCACGCTGTCGTCTTCGCTCTGGGTTCAAATTCAGGGCCGCGGCACCCGCCTGAGCGAGGGCAAGCGCAACTGCCTGCTGCTCGACTACGCGGGCAACCTGCAGCGGCTGGGCGGGGTGGACATGCTGGAGACTTACGTCAAGCAGCGTGACCCGCATACGCCGGTCCAGGCCGTTGAGCCGCCCGAAAAGCGCGCTCGCGCACCGCGTCGGTTCCTACCCGGAGTGCGCACTTTGACGGCCATTGATCCCTTGACGGGCGCTCAGGCCACCGACGGCGCACTGCTCAAAGTCACTCCACACTCGAGCTCAGCCGTAGCGCTACGTATGCGTAACAAAGTTGGGGCGTTCATGCTCATGCGGACGTTTGAGTGCACCACGCCGGAGGGCGCCCGTATTACCGCCAGCACGTTCATATACCCCGAGCTGCCCGCGGCGAAAGAACAAACCGAGAAAAAGCTCCGTGAATGGGGTGTTGCGGCTACCTTACCCGTTAAGGCCAAAGTGCTCAGCTGGCAAAGCAAGACGTGGCCTCTGCCCTCAGCGCTCACGGTAAAAAAGAGCGGTAAGTATTGGAATATAACCACGATGGAGTTTAACAAATGAAACCCGGCTACGTAAAACCGCCGCGCATTAAAGCGCCAAAAGAGATGCCCGTTGAGCATGCCACACGCATTCAGACGTACCTTGACAACGCTGTTCCTCCGTTGCACAGGCTCGTGACTGAGCGCGCCCTCACCGGACAGCTCGCTCGTGCCGCAGCGGTGAAGGTAAAATGTTTGTCCTGCTGCAATTTTGAGCGGGATGAGGTGAAGCACTGCGCAGTGGTGATTTGCCCGTTGCACCTAATCCGCCCGTATCAAGGCAAGCACACTATTGAGGACTCTGACGATGACGCCACCGCGTAAGCCTAAACACATGTGGGACGTAAGCGTTGAGTCGGCGCCCTCGGGCTTAGATTATGCCCTCGCGTACGCTCGGCTCGGCTGGGCCGTGCTACCCGTGTGGTCAGTAGACGACCATGGGCAGTGCCGCTGCGGGCGGCCTAACGGCGAGAAAGGCCACAAGGCGGGCAAGCACCCACAAACGGCCCTGGCTCCCCGCGGACACCACGACGCCACCACGGATGAGCAGACCATTCGCGAGTGGTGGGCGGTGGATCCTGACGCGGGCATCGGAATCTCCCTCTCGGACTCCGGACTGCTGGCCCTAGACATTGACCCACAGAACGGCGGACGGGAGAGCCTAGCCGCGGTAGAGGCCGAACACGGTGTGTTGCACAGCGACTGCACCGCGGCGACGCAGGGCGGCGGGGAGCACCGGCTGTTCCGCGCCGAACCGGACATGAACTACCCGGCCAAGCTCGGCGCGGGGCTGGACTTGAAGCACCACGGTTATATCTGCGTCGCGCCTACGCTGGGGCCTTCGGGGGCGTACAGCTGGGTTGCGGGCGGCTCGCCCCTGAGCGCCAGCCGCCCCGCTCAGCCCTCGCCGTTACCCTCGCTCATAGCTAGCAAGGGCCGCTCGGCGGGGGGCTACGCCCTAACGGAGCGCGGCGGGGTGCCGGTGGCCACTGCGCAGACGTTTGACGATTTGCGCTCCGCGCTCCGGCACGTCGACGCGGATGACTATGATACCTGGGTCAACGTCGGGGTGGTGCTCAAGCCGTACGGCGAGAACGGCTATCGAGTGTGGACGGAGTGGGCCGCCCGAAGCGACAAATTTGACGCCGCCGCGCAGCGCCGCAAGTGGGAGCGGGACATTGACGCGCCGCACTCAATCACCTACCGCTCAATCTTCCGCATGGCACTGGACAACGGCTGGGCGGGGAATAACCACACCCCGCAGCCTCAAACCGAGCCACCCGCGCCGGGCGAGCATCCGCTCTCGCTCAGCCGCTCGCTGCACTCGGGTGCCGGGGTGGTTGAGTTGTTTGAGTACGTATTTGACGACCTGATGAGCACCGGAGTGAACGTAATTGCCGGCGCTCCGGGAGTGGGTAAAACCACTTTGATTGTCCCCCTGGCCTTGGCCGCTGCGCACCTCTGCTCGAGCGACTACGCCTTAAAGCCCGCCGTGCGCCGCAACGTCATAATCATTACCGAGTCGCCGGTGCAGGTTCAACGTGTGGTGTACTCGGTGGCGCGCTGGGGTTACACGGGCGAGGGCGCCGCGGAGTTTGAAGCTCGCGTGCGCGTCATTCCCGCTCAACGGCTCCCGCCGGAGTTGGTGGCCGCGGTGGCCGCGGAGTACGGGGGGTGGACCTGCGACAACGCCACCGCCGACGGCGGAACCTTTAGCGCCCGGCCCCTGGTCGTCTTTGACACTGCCAACGCCGTTTTTGACCTCGAGAGCGAGAACGACAACGCGGAGGTGGGCCGGGCTATGTCCGCAATTAAGCAGTCTTTTACTGACTTCCCGGTCATAATAGTCGCCCACACCGCCAAGGCGCAAGGCACGGGCGAGGTCGACTACTTTACGCCGCGGGGTGCGGGGGCCTGGACTGGGGACGCGCAGGGGGTGTACACAGTGTTTAAAGACGGCGAGGCCGAAGAGGCCCCCCGGGTAATGAAGGCCGCAAAGGTGCGCTTCCCCGTCACCCACCCCGAGCTCACGTTTGAACTAGTCAGCAACAAGGAGACCCACAAGGACGTGCTGGGGTATCGCAAGGACATCTGGTTCGCGCACTCAGTAGCCCGGCCCCTAAAGCCCGGCGAACGGCGGAAGATTAAGGAAGACATTAAGGAACAGAAAGAACAAGGCGACTGGGTTCAGCTCTGTGACGACATGCTGAACTTAATTCGCTCTCAACCGCAACGCTCCCGCTCGTACTACGAACAATTAACAGTGATAAAGGGCGGGGCTCGGGGGTCGCAAGACCGCAAAGAGCGCGCGCTGACGAGCTTAATAAACGACGGCTCGGTAGTGCGCGTAGAGTTGGAAAAACCAGTCGGGCGGGCAAATCACTACCTGCGGGTGGACGAGGCCACCGTGGACTCGATCGAAAAAGGAAGGTACGCGGTATGAACGAACTTTTAGTTTATGTGCTTATATTGGTGCTGGCGTTTTGTGCCGATTACCTGCGGCGGATAGCCCTTGCGCTTGAGCGCCGTAATGAGATTGAGATGCTGCTGCTGAGAGCCAACAACGGCGTAATCAAGTGATCAAGCGGGGTAATGAAGTGGGCCACTTGATCAAACCACTTGATTGCCCCTGTTTGCACCCAGGATCATGCGTAGGAGGGGGACCTCAGTCCCTCCTCCGCAGCCTGATCAGGGGTCGGTAGGCTTGATTGTAAATTTATTTTTCCGATCGATGAAGTGATGATGTATAATTTGCGTAGCAAATTCAACTTGATTGAACCACTTGATCGAAATCCGGGGTTCAAACCCCCCCCCGCGGGGTTAGAATTGTGTTGAGCTGTTTTCTAACAGGAGAAGTAAAAATGAACGCACCCGAATCGTATCGCATGCACGAATGCTGCCCCAAGGACTGGCGTCAGACTCCGGACTTTACGGGCTGTCACGAGCTGGACGCGGTCATTCACCGTAGCAAGAACGAAAACCTCAAAGCTCGTATGTCGCTGTACGCTGACATGAACAACCGGGATGCCTACGGCCCGGTCACAGCCTACAATGGGTACTCGAATTACTCCGGAGACTCTTGAACTATGCCTTGGACTCTAGCCAGTGCCGTCAAGCACACCAAGAAAGCGGATACGCCTGCAAAAAAGGGGCAATGGGCCACCACCGCCAACGCGGTGCTTAAGCAATCCGGCGATGAGGGAAAAGCCGTGCGAGTCGCAAACGCGGCAGTAGCTAAGACCCCGGCCAAGGCGAGCAGGAAGGTCTCCGCTAGCGCTAAAAAGCGCGTGGGCTCTGCGCTCAAAACGGACGTTTGAGTGTGACATAGGAATCAAAGGAATCAAATCATGTCTAGTGGTGGTTTACGTAAAGGAGCAGGCCGACCCGCGGGCGCTAAGAACAGCTCCGTGGTGATTGAACCCGCTGCTCGGCGTAAGATTACCGACGCGTTAGTGGAGAAGGTCGCCGGTATCAACATCACCCCGCTGGAGGTCATGCTCAACGACATGAAGCTCCACCACGACGAAGCGCGTAAGCTGTTGGCCGAGCATGAGCACGAGCAAGAGGACGGCGAGCGCAAGGGGCTGCTCATGAAGATGGCTAAGGTGGAGAGCGCGTTGGCTGTTGAGAGCGCGGCCAAGGTAGCGCCTTACATTCACGCAAAGTTGCAGACCACCACGTTGAAGGGCGACGCCGATAATCCGCTTGAGCTCGCGCTCATGGACGCTTCAACGCTGAAGGCTGCCGTGCGGGGGAGCAAGTGAACACCGTTGCGGCCGAGTATGAGAGCTGCTTGGATGTTCCGTTTGAGGCGGTCATCGACTACTGGGACACGACCACCGCCGGTGGTCGAGATTTGAAAATGGTGCGTGCGCTGGCGTTGTGGGATCGTTACTTCCTGCTCGTGCAGATCTTCGGTCGTAAAGACTTGCTGCATCCTTGGCTCTACGCCCGCTGCCGGGAGGTCGAGCGCGCGCCGGACGGGTACTTGGACATCTATGGACGCGAGCACTACAAGTCCACAATCATCACCTACGCGGGGGTGATTCAGGAGCTCCTGCGCGACCCGGACATCACGATCGGTATCTTCAGCCACACCAAGGGTATAGCGCGAGCTTTTTTGCGACAGATCAAGGTCGAGCTAGAGAGCAATCAGCGGTTGAAGACGCTTTTCCCTGATGTACTATACGCCGACCCACAGGAGCAATCCCCTATGTGGTCACTAGACACGGGGCTCATTGTCAAGCGCCGCACTAATCCCAAAGAGGCCACGGTTGAGGCCTGGGGCCTGGTCGACGGGCAGCCGACCTCAAAGCACTTTGCGCTCATGGTTTACGACGACGTGGTGACTCGCGAGTCGGTGAGCACCCCGGAGCAGATAAGTAAGACTACCGAGGCATGGGAGCTCAGTGACAACCTGGGTGCCCAAGGCGGGCGTAAGTGGCACACGGGCACCCGGTACTCTTACGCAGACACGTATCAAGAGCTGATGAAGCGCGGGGCCGTCAAGCCCCGTATCTACCCGGCGACGGCTGACGGGACTATCACCGGTAAGCCCGTGTTGTTTGACCAAGACACTTGGAACAAAAAGGTACGCGACCAGGGCGAAGCGACAATCAGCTGCCAGATGCTGGCCAACCCGCTCGCGAGGCACCAGCGGATGTTTGACGTGCAGGACTTGGTCGACTACGAGGTGCGCCCCGAGACGCTCGCGGTTTACCTGCTGATTGACCCCGCACGTAGCAAGAAAAGCGACAGCGACGACACCGCGATGGCGGTAATAGGGCTTGACTACGCAAACAACAAATACCTGCTGGATGGTATGTGCCACAAGATGGATCTGATGGAGCGGTGGCAGAACACCGCTCGCCTGTACAGCCATTGGAAGACCCAAAGCGGAATTCAGGCAATCTACGTGGGGTACGAGAGCTTTGGTGCTCAGTCGGACTTGGATTACTTCCGCGAGCAGCAGAAACTGACCGGCCTCCGTTTTGACATTACCGAGCTGGCTTGGCCCCGCGAGGGTGGAGGCAGCAAGGTCGATCGCGTGCAGCGCCTGGGCCCCGACTTCCGTAGTCATAAGTTCTACGTGCCGTACAAGACAGATGAGAAGAACCTGACGAGCAACCAGCGTAAAATGGTAGACGGCTACAAGTACCGCATTAGCAAACCGATACGGCGCAAAAACGAGAACAACGAGATTTACGACCTCACCGAGCTGCTCAAGTTGCAGGTTCACTATTTCCCCTTTGGGGGTAAAAAAGACCTGGTGGACGCGGTGAGCCGCATTTACGACATGTCTCCCCGGCCACCCACCTACCGCGAAGCCCGCTACGCCGAGCCCGAATTTGTTTAAGGAGAAAGACTATGCCCGCCAACGTACCCAACCCCGTGTCGCAGTCACAGCTGAACAACCTGGGCTACCCGGTAACCACTCGCAGCTACTCGTACCTCGACCTCGTCATGCGTCAGTGGGGCTCTGAGTTTAAAGCGCCTGACCACGGTATCTACGAGTTCAGCAACTCTCGCCGCTTTGACAGCACCGACCAAGGCACCACCGGGCTGTACTCGCGCTGAACGGGGCTAAAATTTCCGTTTTCAACGTGTATTAACTTTCAGGAGAACCCCCATGAACGAGCTGAACGACTCAGACTTGGAGAAACTGTACAAAGCTCATCAAGCCGAGAGCCACGATGCCGGACTGCGTGCGGTGTACGCGGCGGGGTTTGCAGCCGGGGCCCACCCCCAGGCCGCGCAACTTGAGCCCGCAGCCCAAGCACAGGCCCAAGCAACCGAGCTCGCCCCTGAGGAACAAGCCATAGTCGAGACTCTTGACTCAACCGAGCCGGTAACTCCGACCGAGCTGAGCTCGGGTGGATTGGCCCGGTGGGATACCCTGGCATCAACCACGGAGCCCGCAGCATGAGCGAAGTGGCAGCCAATTTGGGGCTCGACCACTCGATCGACACCCAGCTCATCGAGGCCACACCGGACGTCGAGAACGAGCGTATGCACCTGGTCGCTAAGATGGCTGCCGGTGAGTTGGGTCGGGCCTATCCGGGCCATCTGTGGATGATAGGCTGGGCGCCGGGTATGACGTTGGTCATCAAGCATATGTTGGGCGACGCCAAGTACGGCTACACCGTGGACGCTGCTAAGGCCGCTACTATTAGCGAGCTAGAGCACGCCATCATCATGGGCGGGGGCGAGCTGCTTGAGCGCTTAGGGCTGCCGCGTCGCGCCTGGAACGGTGACCTGCCTGAGCAAACGTATGACGGCGTCCGCCCGCAAGACCAAATTCAACTCATGTGAGGAATCTTAATATGCCAAAAGAAGCTATGGGCGACACCGAGCGCAAGATCCGCGAAGAACAGGCCGAAAAGAAAATGCAGGCCGCCACCGACAAAGCCTACAACAAGGCCCTCACCTACCCGGAGAGCACGCCCCCTGCAAAGTCCGCACCCGTCAAGCCCAAGATGGGCGTCGACAAGGGCGAAGCGGGCAAGCCCTGGGACGCGCTGTTCAGCAAGTGAGCGCGCACCCGTATGGTTGAAGACAAGCGTAAGCGTGGCGATGGGTGGATAGGCGTAGACCTAGACGGCACGCTCGCGCACTGGGACGGGTTTAAAGGCGAGGACCACGTCGGTAAGCCCGTTGAACCTATGGTCAAGCGCGTGCGCCAGTGGTTGCGCGAGGGGCGAGATGTTCGCCTGTTTACGGCTCGAAAGCCCCACCCCGCTATTCGTCGTTGGATGGTGGAGCACCTGGGCGAACAGCTGCCAATCACCAACGTCAAAGACCGACACATGCAGGCGTTTTATGACGACCGCGCCGTGCAAGTAACCCGCAACACGGGCGAGACCCGTGACACCGATGAAGCTCAAGCCTGGAGTAAATGATGCCCGCAATGCGCCCCGATCCCCGCAATCATTCGCCGTCGGCGCAGACCGGAGGTACGGACTCGGGACTGCCGTCCGCGGAGTCGGATTGGTTGGAGCGCGCGCGTAGCGCGTTTTATTCTTCCACCACGTACGTCGACTCGAACCTGCGCAAGGGGTGGGACGACTCAATCCGCGCCTTCAACAACCAACACCCCTCCGACAGCAAGTACAACCAGCCCGCTTTTGACAAGCGCAGCAAAGTCTACCGCCCCAAACTACGCACGGTAATTCGTAAGAACGAAGCCGCTGCAGCCGCGGCCTTCTTCAGCAACATGGACGTGGTGAGCGTAGACGCGAATGACGCCAGTGACAAGGCCGAGGTGGCCAGCGCGGACATCATGAAGCAGCTGCTGCAGTACCGCCTGACTAAAACCATCCCCTGGTTCCAGACCGTGCTCGGCGGCCTGCAAGATGCCCAAAACACTGGCGTCGCTTGCGCCCACATTTACTGGAAGTACGAGGAAGAAAAGCCCGAGGAAGAAGCCAAGGACTTGATGCGGAGCTTCTTTGACGCCGCCAAGGGCGAGTCCGCCCACCCCGCCCAGGCCGTTGAGCGGGGTGACGAACAGCTAGAAGATAATTCTGAGTATCCCGACCAGAACCCCGCGGGCATGCCTCGTGGTGCCTTGGTGGCTACCGAGGAAGGCGGACTTGAGGCGCCCTCAGCGGTGCAGGTTGATGCGCTGCTCGTGAGCAACGCCGAGCCCAAGGTTAAGGTAGACAAACCCTGCATTGACCTAATCCCCGTGGAGAACATCCGTATTGACCCGGGCGCGAGCTGGATAGACCCAATTGGAACCTCGCCCTACGTAATTCACCTCATGCCGATGTACGTGCAGGACGTTAAAGACCGGATGGAGAGCGGGGAGTGGCGTCAACTGGCGGACTCGGTTATTTCCTCGGCCACCGAAGTCAAGACCGACTCAACGCGTATAGCGCGACAAAAAGATCGTGATGACCCCTACTCTGCCGATGTGCGTAGCGTTGACGACTACGAGGTAGTCTGGGTTCAGCGCCACATTCACCGCCGTGACGATCAAGAGTGGGAGTTCTACACCATGGGTGACGTGGCGTTGCTCACCACCCCCAACCCTTTAAAAGAGACCGTATTCCACGGCCAGCGACCTTACGTCATGGGGGTGTGTAACCTAGAGGCGCACAAGTTGTTCCCCTCGTCAATACCGGCGCTGGGGCGCGGGTTGGCGGATGAGACTAACGAGATTGCCAACCAGCGCATTGACAACATTAAGTTCGTGCTCAACAAGAAGTACTTTGTCAAGCGCGGCAAAGAGGCCGACATCGCGGGTCTAGTTCGCAACGTGCCCGGTGGGGTGGTGATGCTTGACGACCCACAAACGGACGTCAAGGAGCTGACCTGGCAGGACGTCACTGCCAGCAGCTTTCAAGAGGCCCAGGGCATCGGCATGGAGTTGGACGAGTTGCTGGGGAACTTTAACCCGGCGAACTTGATGGCCCAGGGCGGTATGAACTCACCCGCGCGCAATATGGCTATGGTCAGCAACTCGCAGGGTACCCTGGTAGAGTACATGCTGCGTACGTACGTGGAGACCTTTGTTCAGCCTATTTTGCGCCAGCTGGTTAAGTTGGAGCAAGAGTACGAGACCGACAAAGTGGTGATGAAAATTGCCGCCAAGCGCGCGCAGTTGTTTCAAAAGTACGGTATTGACGAGGTCACGGATGACCTGCTCAACCGGGAGCTCACCCTGACGGTTAACGTGGGTATGGGCGCCACCGACCCGATGATGCGCTTGAACAAGTTCCTCACGGCGATGAACACCTACACGGCGATGCTAAAGCAACCCACCCCGGGTATTGACATGAAGGAAGTGGGGCGGGAGATCTTCGGTCACCTAGGTTACGCCGACGGCAGCCGGTTCTTCAGCTCAGAGGACCCACAGATCCAGGCGTTGCAGCAGCAACTGCAGCAGGCCCAAGGCGTCATTACACAGCTGCAGCAGAAGGTACAGGAGAAGAAAGAGGCGAACCAGGTCAAACTTCAGACCGCACAGATGTCCAACCAGACTAAGGTACAGACCACCGCCATTCACGAGCAAGCGAGCAACCAGCGCGCCCTCGCTACGCATTGGCGTGCGCTGCACGAGCACCAACTGACCACGGCGCAGAACATCGCCTCCGCGCGGCTCATGCCCCAGCAAGGGAAGACTAAATGAACGACATAGTAAAGCAGGCCGAGGTGTTGGTTGATACGGCGGTGTTGGGTAAGTTGACGCTGGACTTCCTGCAGAGCGACGTCGGCCGTTACCTCAACAAGTGCATCGACGACGAGTACGCCGAGGGCCTTGAGCGGTTGAAGCTCGTCGACGCAAACAACGCCGACGCCGTACGCACTGCACAGAATCAAGTCTGGCGCGCGGAGGAGCTCCGCCGCTGGTTGCAGACCGCCATTCACGCCGGTGTGCGCGCTACTCAGGTGCTTGAGAGCCGTGAAGACGAAGATAACTAAAATTTCCCCACCAACCCCGCCTTGAATAAGGAAGAGAGCAATGTTAATTAAGAAACTGGTAGCACAACTTTACCGCAACGCTGACGCAGGCGAAGACTCCGGGGGCGGAATGTCCGTCGCCGAGGACGGTAGCACGATTGGCACTAACAATGACGCGCGCTTAGCGTTCATGAATCAGATTAACGACGCCAACGACGGCCTCCGCGCTGAGGAGATGGCCGAAATCAACGACGACGGCACCACCTCGGAGTTCAAAGTCGACCCCGAAACACAAAAAGAATTTGACCGTTTTAACGCCGAGGCGAACGGCGACGTTGAGGATGAAACTCCTAAATCCACACCCGATTTGGTCAAGCATAAGCTCAAGGTCAATGGAAAAGAGCTAGAATTGTCAACAGACGAGTTAATTGCTCGTGCGCAGAAAATTGAGGCCGCTGATCAGTACATCACCGAGGCCGCGCGCATCAAGCGCGAAGCCGAAGCGTATGCCGCTCAGCAGCATCAACAGAACACTCAGCAGCGTGTAGTTACTCCCCCGGAGCCTACTCAGGCCGAGCTCCTTGAGGAAAGGAGAGCGCTAGTCCGCGCTATACAAATGGGCACCGAGGATGAGGCAATGGCCGCTCTCGAAAGACTGCAAGCACCGGTGCAGAAAGGGCTAAACCCCGACGACCTGGCGCGTACAGTGGACGAGCGATTGACCTTTAAAGATGCTGTGCATCGGTTTGAGACCGAGTTCAATGACATCACTGGCGACCCGATGTTGCTGCAGTTGGCTTTGCAAAAAGACCAACAGCTGCTCGCCCGGGGCGACAAGCGAGGTTATTGGGATCGGTACGCAGAGATCGGCAATGAGTTGCGGAGCTGGAAACAGTCTTTCGCGCCTCAGGTTGATCCCGCCGAAGCGGCCCGAAAAGCCGCCGAAGCCGCCGCTGCCAGCAAGGCACAGCGTAAAGCTGCAGCACCTAAGACCCCTAACGCTGCCGGGAGTAAAGCCCCCGCGTCGCGTCAGGATGATGAGGGTGATGAGTCCGTCGGCGATGTGATTGCGTCAATCGCAAAAGCGCGCGGCGGCCCGCAGTGGATGCGCTCTTGAGTTTGTTGAATTTTTTGTTTTTAAACTTTTCTCATTAGGAGTATCGAAATGGCAGGACAAGTCTGGGCCGTAAACTCGCTGGGTGGCTACATGTATAGCCGTCAGCTGTCAAACGTGTTGCGCATGGCCGTGCAACCATTGGTAAAGTTCCGTCAGTTTGCTGACGTGCGCGATGCCAGCCAACAGGGTAAAAAGAAGGGTGATATTTTCACTTGGGACGTGTTCTCTGATGTCGCCACCGCGGGTGGTGCGTTGGTTGAGACTAACACTATGCCTGAGACCAACTTCACAATCGTGCAGGGTACCCTGACGATTACCGAAGCCGGTAACAGCGTTCCCTACTCGGGTAAGCTGGACAACTTGTCCAAGTTTCCCGTGATGGAGCTCATCCAGAAAGTCTTGAAGAACGACGCCGTCAAGACCTTTGACCGTTTTGCCTGGAACCAGTTCAACCAGACCGTATTGCGCGCTATCCCCACCGGTGGTACTGACACTGCTGCGGTTACGTTGTACACCAACGGCACCGTGACTGGCACAAACAACGTGGCCTTTAACAACGCCCACGCCAAGTCGGTCGTTGACCAGATGAAGGAACGTAACATTCCTGCGTACCTGGGTGATGACTACTACGCGCTGGCCTGGCCAACTACGTTGCGTTCGTTCAAGAACAACCTTGAGACCATCCACCAGTACTCGGACACTGGTTTCAAGTTGATCATGAACGGCGAAATTGGTCGTTACGAGAACGTCCGCTACGTCGAGCAAACCAACATCGCCAAGGGTACCGGCACCGACGGTATCACCCAAACGCCTTGGACTAACGGTAAGTCTGACTGGATTTACTTCTTCGGCAACGACACCGTGGCTGAGGCCATCGCTGTGCCCGAGGAAATGCGCGGTAAGATTCCGTCTGACTACGGTCGTAGCAAAGGCGTGGCCTGGTACTACCTGGGCGGCTTTGGTATCGTTCATACTCTTGCTTCCAATGCTCGCATTGTCAAGTGGGACTCACAGGCTTAACACTCAAATCGATAGGAGTAAAAAATCATGGCTACTAAAAACATGGCTTACGACCACCCCGCCTACTTGGCGCGCGTGGGCGCGGCGATGGGCGAAGCCGGGGGCGCCGCCACCACTCAGTACGCTAAATTTGCCGCGTTCACCGCGATGCAAGCCTTTAGCGCACAGCTCACCGTCACCACCGCCGGAACGGCTACCGCGCACGGCTTTCAGGTCGTCAAGATTAGCGGCACCGCGACCACCGCGCTCGGCACCGCCACGCTGGGCACCAGCGCTGCGGGCACGACGCAGAACTTGTTGCTGACCAACGTCAGCGGCGGGGTTGCGTTGGCGCAGGGCGACATCTTGGCTGCGATCTCGCTCGCGGACGTGGTGGGTAAAGCCGCCATCGCCTACGAGCACGCCGCGCAGCCTTTGGCTAACGTCACCGCCTAAAGGAGAACTAACATGGCTGGAAACACAACCACCAAGAAGACCTTCAACAGCATTCGCGAAGACGCTGTTGAAAAAGCCCGTCCCTCCAAGGGCGTCAACTACAGCAATCGCCCTGGCGTCTACGACGGCCAGCTCAGCGGCATGCGCGAGAAATTTGCCGACCCCATGAACATGGGCGCGCCGGCAAAAATTGGCGGCGGCATTGCCGGCCTGCACAACGACATTGGCGAAATGTCGGGCTTCGTGACCGATGGTTACCTTGACAAAGGCAACACCCCTTACGGTGAGAACGCCAAGTTCAACTTCATGCCTCCGGGTATGGACATCGGTAACCAGGAGATGGCCGAGATCCACGACATGCCACTGCGCAAACTCGTGGCCGAGTCTTACCCCGGCGATGGCTGGATGCCCACCCCCCGTGACATCACGGAGTAATTGAACTGCAGTAGTGCAGTTGCCAGTTGAGCACAGGTGCCGTAAAAAAGCCCTGTGCTCTTTTTTAATTGGAGAACCAAAATGTCTTTACAAGAGAAATTCCAGATCACCGTACCCCCAACCAAACCCGAGGAGGAGTCTTGGGTGGGGTTTGGGCAGGTGCGTAACGTGGGCGAGGCGGGCTTCCTGCATCAAAACAACAGCGAGGCCACCGGCCCCCTGGGGCCCAAGTTCAACACTGCCCCTCCGGGTATGGATATCAGCAACCAGTTGCGTAGTCGAATCCTGCAAATGCCTTTGACCATGGCCGGTGAAACCGACGTCAGCAAGGACACCAACGAACAGGCTTTTGCGCGAGGCTTTACCCGTCGCGACATGAAGGGCACCGACGACCAATACACCGGCGAACACATGGATCACTTCTACGGCGAGGTGGTTAATGAGTACGGCGAGGTGGGTTTTATTGAGCGCAACAACTACCTCGACAGGGAGTAACTGAAATGGGACAACCCGTAGCCGCGTTCTTACAGAACGTCAACACTGAGAGTTCAAAGGCCACCTACTCGGCGGTTATTCAGGACTTTGCACCCGCCGCCAACGCCACCGACATTGTCACCTTGACCGGTGCTGCGGGTAAAACCGTAACACTAACCAACGTGCGGATCAGCGGCACCGCAACCGCCGCGGCTAGTCAAGATATTTATATTTTTAAAAGAAGCGCGGTAAACACCGGGGGAACTTCGGCGGCGGTGGTGCCCACCGTGCACGACAGCACAGACCCCGCACCCTCGGGCGCGGTGGTTAAGTACAGCGCCAACCCCTCGGCGCTAGGCGCGGGAACCCTGTTGCGGGGTGATAGGGTTTCTATTCCGGCCTTGGCCGGAGCTAACGGTACTACGCAGGTTTGGGACTTTGGTGACCGCGCGGGCAAAGCCCCCAAGCTCCAAAACGCCTCCGAGTCGATTGCTATCAACTGGGGTGGGGCGTCGGTGGCTTCGGGTACCAACCTTTACATCACGCTAGAGTGGACAGAAGAATAAACTTCCCTGCCCGCGCTGTGAAGCGCTAAAATTTGCTTCGCCTACGGGGGTAAAAGCCCGTGGGTGAATCATATAATCTTTTTCCACTCATAAGGAATAACTGGTATGCAACTCCCTGAAAAATTCAACCTCATCCTCACCCCTCAAGAAGCCGACGCTGTCGTGCTCGCGGTGCGTCGCGCCTTTACGCTTGAGCAGGGCGAAGAGTTCCTCAACAACATTCGTATGCAGTTAAATGCGCAAGTGGCCGCGGTGAACGCTCCCCCGGCCAACACTGTACCGGTTTCTGAGCCCGAGGCCCCGGCAGCTGAATAAACGGGAGAACTCAAAATGAAGTTCAACCCCGGCCAGCCGCACGGCACAATTGTGGGCCACGAGTGGGCCCGCTACGAGCAAAACGGCATCCTCTACGACGGCGCGGGGTTGATCCCCGAGGCCGCCGCGGCAATAGACAAAGCCGCCGCGAAACCAGCTAAAAACGCGCCAGCGAGCAAAACAAAAACAGAAGCCAAGGCCGAGCCCAAGGCCCCCGCTCCGCAGGACGATTTGAAGCTAAAAAACGCCACCGAGTTCTTGACTAATTTGCTCTCCGGCGGGCCAATCGACAAATCCGTTGTGTTCAAAGAGTCGGACAGCAACTGCCAAGACTGGGGCACCGTGAAGGCCGCCTTTGCGCAGATGAACGGGGTGAGCTTCAAGCGCGGGCAGTCTGAAATCTGGCGCCTGAACCCTGAGGAGGTTCAGCAATGACATGGGACGCAACTGAGCCGTACATGGCGGAGTCGAAAAAGATCGTCTGGGAGGTGGCCCCGTACCTACGCGGGCGGGGCTTAGACATTGGCGCGGGGGACTTCAAAGTCCTGCCTCACGTCATCAGCGTGGACAACATGCACCACTCGCAGTTCGGGTTCAGCGTCAAGCCGGACGTGATGTGCGAGGCGAGCAACTTAGATGTCTTCGGTAGCCAGTCGATGGATTTTGTTTACAGCAGCCATACGCTTGAGCACATTGCTGACTACGAGAATACGCTTAAAGAATGGTGGCGCGTCATCAAACAAAACGGCTACCTCATACTCTACCTGCCCGATGAGGACGAATACCCCAAGGTGGGCACCCCACACGCCAATCCTGATCACAAGTGGGACGTCAACTACGACAAAGTAGTTAACGCCATGAGTTGTGTCAAGGGCGGGTGGGATTTGATTGACTTTCAGAAACGTAATGCTGACAACGAGTACAGTTTGTATTTTGTGTTTAAAAAGCAGAACTCTGACAAGTTCAAATTCAGTTACAAAAACCCTAAGCCTGAAAAAACCGCCTGCGTAGTGCGTTACGGCGCGTTCGGAGATATGATGATGGCTTCCTCAGTGTGGGCCGGGCTCAAAAAGCAGGGTTATCACGTCACGGTGTTTTGCTCGCGCCCGGGTAGCGATGTTGTCACTAATGATCCCAACATAGACAACCTGGTGCTGTTTGACAAAGACCAAGTGCCTAATGCGAACCTGGTGGATTTCTGGGGTTATCAGGCCAACAAGTTTGACAAGTTCGTAAATTTGAGCGAGTCGGTTGAGGGTACGTTCCTGGCTATGCCCGGGCGCGCCCCGCACAAGTGGCCCGCCGCGTTACGCCACAAGCACATGAACGCCAACTACGTTCAGTTCTCACACGAGCTAGCGGGCGTGCCGCACGAGCCGCAGGTGAAGTTCTACCCCACTACGGAGGAGCTAGACTGGGCCCGTAAAACTCGCGCCAAAATGGGCGACGGGGTCATCATGTGGTCGCTGGCGGGGTCTTCTGTGCACAAAACCTGGGCCGGACTTGACAACATACTCGCCGCGGTGATGACCAATTTCCCCTCGGTGCATGTGGTATTGGTCGGTGGGCCGGAGTGCGTGATGCTGGAGGCTGGATGGGAGAACGAACCCCGCGTGCACAAGACCTCGGGCAAGTGGAGCATACGCCAGAGTCTGTCGTTCTTGTACGAGTGCGACCTGGTGATTGGCTCCGAGACCGGGGTGCTGAACGCGGCGGCCTGTCTCGACGTGCCTAAAATTACGTTGTTGTCACACTCAACACACGAGAACTTGACCCGCGACTGGAAGAACGTGATACCGATCGCCTCGGAAAACACCACCTGCCCCGGGCGCGGCAACAACGACGCCCCCGCGTGTCATCAACTGCACTACGGCTGGGTGCACTGCAAACAAGACCCCCACCAGGGCGTTGCGCAGTGCCAAGCCGACATCAGCGTCGACACCGTATGGCAGGCCACCTACGGCGTCATCAAAGCTGCGCTCGAGCGCAACAGGAAGGTAGCGTAACTTATGAGCACTTCGGGCTCTTACTCATTCACGGTCAACCGGGATCAAATCATCCGGCAGGCGATGCTTACCATCGGCAAATTGGACGAGTCCGAAGTGCCCAACGCGCAGGAGGTCTCAGACTGCGCCTTTACGCTCAATCTGCTCATCAAACAGTGGCAGGGGCGCACTGACTTTGCGCCGGGTCTCAAAGTGTGGACGCGGCGTCGAGGTCACCTGTTTTTGAACGGAGCCTCCGGACAATATAGCGTTGGCCCGTCCGCTGTGGGTTGGACTGAGAACTACGTGTACCCGCTCACCACCGCGGGAGCTAACGCTGCTGCCACCGCAGTGGTGGTTAGCTCGGCTTCAGGCATCGCCACGGGTTACAACATCGGCGTGCAGTTGGACTCGGGGTTGTTGTTCTGGACAACTGTAGCGTCGGTTGCTGGCACTACGGTGAACCTAAACGCCCCGCTGCCTAGTAAGTCTTCCAGCGGGTCGCAGGTATTTGCGTACCAGACCACTGCTCAGCAACCGTTGACAATTGAGACCGCGGTGTTGCGTGACAATCAGCTGAACGACACCCCGATGAAGATCATGACGGTGCAGGACTACGACTACCTGCCTAGCAAAGTTGCGCCGTTGAACATTGGCGACCCCACGGCAATTTACTACGAGTTCCAACTCGGCAACTCTTATCTCTACACCGACATTGCCGCTGCTCAAGACGTCAGCAAGCATCTGGTGCTCACGTACTTAGAGTCCGTTCAGGATGTGCTTCAGGCATCTGACAACTTTGAGTACCCGCAGGAGTGGTTCCTGCCGCTCTCGTTAGGACTCGGCAAGCAGATCGCGCCGATGTTTAATGCGAGCTGGACAGCGCTGATGCAGGACAACTACGTCGAGGCGCTTTCAATCGCCCGACGTAAAGACCCCGAGCGTAGCAGTATGTTCTTTCAACCAGGGGCCGAAGAGTGAAAGCGATACCGCTGTTTGGCGATGGGGTCAACGCCTATTCCCCGGTGGTGTCGCGCCAACGGCGCTTGAACTGTTTTTACGACGTACGCAAGGACGGCGACAAGTACAGCTCAATACTCCGCGGTACGCCGGGTAGCGTTCGTTTTGTGCAGCTGCCCACGTACCCCGTGCGCGGTTGGCGCGTGGTGGGTAGTCTACTCTACGTAGTTGCCGGCTCGGCTCTCTACTCGGTTAACACTTCGGGTGCGTACACGGTGTTGGGGGCGCTGACAATCTCAAACAGCTCCGTCAGCATGTCTGACAACGGGGTGCAGTTGGGTATGGTGGACGGGGCGTCGCTTTACTGCTACACGCTGGTGACCGGGAGCTATTCTCAATCGGCTTTGAACACCGCGGGTTCGTTCGGCAAGGTGACCGATGCGAACTTCCCCGCCGGGGCTACCTCGTTGGCGTTTCTGGATGGACGCATAATCACCAACCGCCCGAGCTCTCGTCAATTCTACGTCTCTGAGCAGTATGACTTGACGGCTTGGACAAACGTGAGCTCGCTGCCCACCTACGGCACTAAGGAAAATAGCTCAGACCAGTTGCTAGCGGTTGACGTTCTAAACGGTGCGTTGGTGTTGTGGGGGGCGCAGTCAATAGAGTTCTGGCAAGACGTCGGCAGCTTCCCGCTACCCTTCCAGCGCATTAACGGCGCTACGCAGACCTGGGGTCTCGCCTCGGTATACAGCCGGGCGTTCCTCAACAACACGATGATCTTTTTAGGTCAGAACCCCCAGGGCGGCGTTCAGGTCATGCTGCTCAACGGATACGCGCCTCAGCGGGTGAGCACCTCGGACATTGAGAACATCTTCAGCAGCTTCAGCACCGTGACCGATGCCACCGCGCTGACGTACATTGTTGACGGACACCCGATGTACCAGATCAACTTCCCCACCGCGAACCGTTCGTTTTTGTACGATGCGCTTACGGGTATCTGGCAGGAAGTGCAAACTGGCCTCGCCATTCAGGCCCGACACTACGGCAACCTCGGGGTGGCTTTCAACGCTGAGAATTACATCTCGGACTACAGCTCGGGCAACATCTATCAACTCCGCACTGATGTCTACACCGACAACGGTTCACCAATCAAACGTCAAGTCGCCTCGCGCCACATGCACGCCGGGGGTAACGAGCTCGCACTATCGGAGCTCTGGCTTGACATTGAGACCGGTGTAGGGCTGCAGGCCGGGCAAGGCGTTGACCCCCAGATCATGCTCCAAGTCTCCCGCGACGGGGGGCGCACCTTTGGCGCTGAAAAGTGGGTGTCGATTGGTAAAGTGGGGCAGTACCTTTCGCCCCGGGCGTATTGGAAGCGTCTCGGCTCTGCAAAAGATTTTGTCTTCCAATGGACGGTGACTGACCCAGTAAAGTTCACAATTGTAGGCGGCTCGGCACAGCCCCGGGAAACTACTAACAATGGCTAACCTCACGCAGCTACCCCCACCGGTCGGCTCGGGTGTTGACGCCGGAGCGGCTAAGGTCTCGTGGCCCTGGCTGCAGTGGTTTCAGAACCTGGTCTCAAACCTGAAAGCACTGCTAGGTACGTTGGGCGCGCAGTATTTGAACGCGCCTTACGGAATGTTTCAAAGCAACGTGAGTCAGACACTCACCACTGCTAACACTCCCACGCGTGTGGCGCTTGAGGTGACCGACTACGCCAACGGTGTTTACGCCGTAGTGGGGAACGGGATTCACTTTCCGCAGGCCGGGCTGTATAACCTCACCTACAGTATTCAGTTTGCCAACACTGACAATCAGATACACAACGCGGTGGTGTGGTTCAGGCAGAACGGCGTTGATGTTGCCGGCTCGGCTAGCAAGTTTGATATCATTGCTCACCACGGCAGCGCTGATGGTTACGTAATTGGGGCTTCGGTCTTCCCGGTAAAAGCCGCCGCGGACGATTACGTCGAGCTCTGGTGGGCGTGTGACTCGACCACAGTTTACCTTGAGGCTTACACTGCTCAGACTTCGCCTTACGCCCGGCCTTCTATCCCTTCGGTTGTAGCTACTGTTCAATTCGTAAGTAACGTTTGAGCGGTTTAGGCTTGAACCTGAGTAAAATTCACGGTTGATAAAGAGGTAAAACATGGCTGAAAACGCACAAAATTATGGATGGCCTCAAAACGCAGAGCCTTCTACCTATTCTTTGCCAAGTCTTAGCGATATTTCAAAAGCAAGAACAAATGCTCGTCAGTTTGGTGACGGTACTGCCTATGCGCTTGATTTCAATGTAAACGGTCAAAATTACACGTTTGTGCCTAAAAACGTTGCATCAAATGGCGGCGTTACTGCTGGAGAAAACACGTATTTGCTGCCTTACTTTACGGACGCAAACAATCAAAAAGACTTTAACAAAAATGCTCAAGCGTTTGATCTTTCCTCAAACACTGGTTTAGCAAATTACCTTCAAAGCCAAGGTCAATCAACTAATGGTTATTTAATCCCAAGCGACAAAGTATCGTTTGATGGAAATGTGTTAACCCAACCGACAAGCACTTTGGGCGGTTCATTGTCTGGCCTTAAACAAACAGGCGATGGGTTTTCTTATGGAATTAGTGGCGGTCATGGTCAACGTTATCTGACTTCTACAGGTGAAGTTCATGACCCTTACGAAACAAAAAGCTCATTACTTGGTGATATTTTTGGTGGTGTTGGACAAAGCATTTCCGATTTTGCAAACACAGATTTGGGCAAAGCGGCTTTAGCTGCTGCCTCTATTTACGCAGGGCTGCCTCCTGAGGCTTCTGCTTTAGACGTTTCCGGAGCAGATGTTGTTACTGGAAGCATGGCGGGCGTAGCGCCCACGGCTGAGGCCGTCGCGGCAGGGCAAGCCGCCGCTGATACGACTGCCGAGGCGGCGGGCGTTGCAGCAACGCCCTCGGCTCCGGCTTTAACGACTTCTGATTTAACTGCTAATGGTGCTGTTTATTCTCCAGATCAAGGCGTTTGGATTGATCCTAAAACCGGGCAGATCGCGGCAGGCTCAGCCGGGGTTGCTCCGGACGCTTCGTCTTTTATTACGCCGATTGACACTACGAGTTTTCAATACACCCCGCCGAGCGTCGGCCCCGCCGTTCAAGTCGCTAGCACCGACGCTGGCGCGGGCGTAGCCGAGGCTGCACAAGCCGCACAGCCCAGCACATTGGCTTCTGGGTTGAGCACAGCACCCGAAATGACCGCTCAGCAGACCCTAGACGCCATAAACGCGGAACAGCAAGCCGCGGGCGTGACTTCGGCGGCTGCGGCTCCCGCAACTGCGGCTTCAACGCTCAGCCCCACCACTCAGTCCGCGCTCAGTTCCGCGTTGAAAGGGGCTGCCGTTTCGGGCGGCATAGCCGCGGCTACGGGGGGTGACGTTGCTAAGGCGGCGTTGACCGGCGGGGCTGTTGGGGGTGCTGTTGGGGGTGCAGCCCCCGCAATCAGTTCAGCAATTGGGCCAACTATGACAGATACCTTGGGAACCACAGGCGGGCAGGCCGCCACTTCGGCAATCACTAGCGCGATTCTAGGCGGAACCGTAGCCGCGGTTACGGGCGGTGACTTCCTGAAGGCCGCGCTCACCGCGGGAACCGTGGGGGGCGTTGCTTCCGCTGCAGGAGCAGTGAGCAACGCTATAAGTTCAGCCCTGGGTGTCACCCCTACAACAAATACAACAGGAGGCAACGTGGCCACAGGTTCGACTGGGACGACTATGGACGCCTCACAAATTCAGGCCGCGGTGCAGGCCTATGTTGACGCGGGATACTCTCAGGAGCAAGCTGCGCAGTTCGTGGCTGACGCTACGGGTTCCAACGTCGATGTTGTGAACAACGCGGTCATCAACGGGGTGGGTTCAATCACCACCAGCGACCAAGGCGCTTACACGCTCGCTTCAGGCGTCTCCCAGGCCGCAGGGGTTAACCCTGCCAACATTACCAACCCCGCCGGCGGAGCTGCCTCAGGAACCAACGTCATTACTGCCGCACTACAGGCCGCCGCAGCTCAGCAAGCCGGACAGCAACTCGCCGCCGGGGCAACCGGCGCAGCGGGTGTGTTGGCTCCGGCTTACACTGCCGCAGGCGCTAAGCAGGCCGCCGCACAAACCGGCGCCGCACAGACCCTAGCCAGCGCGTATGGCACGGCAGGGGAGCAACAGATCGCGGGCTTGAAAGACGCTCAGGGCACGGTGGCCAACATCTTAGGTGTTGAGACCGCGAATCAACAGCCCTATCAAGCGCTGGGCACCGGAGCGGCTAGTACGCTGGCTGCGGGGCTCGCGCCGGGTGGGCAGTTCAACAAACCTTTCAGCACCGCCGACATGGCCAACGTCATGCCTGCGTACACCTTTGCTGAACAACAAGCCCAGGCCGCGATGGCTAACAAAATGGCCGCCGGGGGACAGAACCTGAGCACCAACGCTGTTCAGGGTGCGGGTACGCTGGCCGCCGGGTTGGCGTCTCAGTACGAACAGCAGGCTTTTAACCAGTGGTTGCAGTCAAACAACCTGAGCCTAGGCGCGCTGCAGAACGCCGTAGCCACCGGACAGACTTCTACGGCGCAGTTGCAAAGCGCACTACAGCAGGCCGGACTCAGCAGCGAAGCTATTCAGCAGGCTATTGGGCAGGTCGGCGCTACCTCAACGCTCGGCGCTGCTCAAGCTACGGGTGCGGGGCAAATTGGCGCGGCTAACGCGCTGGCGGGTGCGGACGTTAACGCCGCGGGGGCTACTGCTTCGGGCATACTTGGGGCTTCTAAGGCTCAGGCCGCAGGCACCACCGGCACAGCCAATGCGCTGAACACCGCTATCGGCAATATCAGCACAAATACCGTTCAACAGAACGCCACTACGGCAGCCAACAGCCCGATTAACAACCTGATTGCGCAGAACCCGGCAAACACCCTGGCTAGCGGGTTGTCTCAGACCTCAGCTACCGGCGGAACCTTGAAAATTTAAGGACTAAACAGATGGCTATCTCACTTTCTTCAGGCCTGCCTGCGCCTTCTACGCTGCCTACGGGTCTGGCTGAAATACCCATGCAGGGGGACTTTAATGCGCCGCTTAAGGTGCAGGCTCCGGCCACGGTTGACGTTCTGGGGGAAACCTCACGTGCGTACAAGTTGTCAGATCAGATGATGCAACACCGGGAAAAACAAGAGGAAGAGCAAGACCGGCTGCAGGTCAACGACTACGTCAAACAGGGCGGCAACTTCAGCACCCCGGAAGGCATAAACAAAGCCGCGCAGGATTTACGCGGTAAAGTCTCCGCCAAATCGTATCAAGAACTAGTGACCCAGGCTCAGCAGTCGGCCACGTGGCAAACTAAGATGAACGAGGCGTATGCTAAATTGCCCGAGCAGCAGTTCAAACAGACCGAAGCACAGAACGAACTGGTACTGCAGCAGCTCGAGCGCGCTAGCATGGCGTACGACGAAGCCGCAAAGACTAAGGGCGAACCCGCAGCAATTGAAGACTTTAACGCTGCTAAAAAGGCCGCTATCGCCTACGTCAGCAACCTGAAAACCCCTGACGGCAAGCCCATGCTAGGTGAAGATTTCATTTCTAGCTATTCCGAGATGTCACCCGCGATGGTGAAATCGATGCTCGAAACTAGCAAATTTCATCAAGCCCGACTCAGAGACGCTTCAACAATTCGCTTAAACAACGCCAAAGCGCAACAAATCGAGCAGGGCGGGCCTGAGGTCGCCCGGCTCGCCGCGCTCGAGGAAGAATTCGGAAAGGACAGCCCCGAGTACAAGGCCGCGCTGCTCAAAATGCAGGGTAAAGGCGGCGCGGGCGGCGCGGGCGGTAAGGGCAACATGAACCCGGACGCGATTGATATTGCCGCCGAGCGGTTGTTGGTGGGTGACACCACCGCGTTGACCAACATCGGACGCGGGGCACAAGGCGCAGCGGACATCGCAGCCATCAACAACCGCGTGGCCACGCTAGCTAAGGAGCGTTTCGCCAATCCGCAAGAGGCCGCACAGCGCATAATGCAGGCTCGGGCTGAACTGCGTTCCGCCAGCAAGGGTCTTGATACACTCGCCAGCCGTAGCGCCAAAATTGACTCCGCAGCGCTTGAGGTTGACAAATTCGCCGACAACGCGCTCAGCGCGCTTGACAAAGTGTCCCGGGGGGACATTGTTCCGGTTAACAGCATCCTGCGCAAAGTGGCCACTGGCTCGGGCTCGCCTGAGGAGGTCGCCTTTGCCACCTACGTGCAGTCGCTCTCCGGCGCGTATGCGTCGGTAATCTCACGCGGTAACCCGACTGTGAACTCGCAGCGCGAGGCGGCGGACATCATCGGCAAAGACATGAGCAAGCCTCAGTTCCGCGCGATGATAGCCGCGCTCAAGAACGAAGCCAAAGCCGTGCAGCAGTCTTCAACCGAGGCGGCTAAAAACATCAAAGCCGAGGCCTTTAACCCTCAAGGCTCTGAACCCGGTAAAAACGCTACCCCGGCGACCGCTCCGGCCCCGACACCTGGCGGGGGTGGCCCGGTGAAGATTAATTCTCCCGAGGAGTTAAAAAAGGCAGTGTCTGAGGGCCGTTTAAAAATCGGTGGACATTTTGTGGGGCCTGATGGCGTGGACAGGGTGCTCAAAAAGGAGCCTAAGTAATGAGCTGGCTTGACGAATACTCGGTGCCGTTTGACCCGGGCACGGGCGGTGACAGCTGGGACAACGCCGGGAGCGCGGCCTTCGGCGTGTACCCGCAGATGAGCGGACGCCGTAAGGCGCAGACTCCCGAGTCGGTTGAGCAGGCTAAAGCAGTGCCGGTCTCTCTTGCTCGAGGTTCGGTGGCTTCTGGTCTGGGTCTGCCCGTAGACATTGCCAACGCGATGAGCAACCCTGAGGCGGGCTTGCCTATTTCGCCTGCTGAGGGGGAAGACATTTTCTCCGGTCAACAGAAGCAACTCCCTTACGGAACTGAGTTCTACCGCAATAATCTACCCCTCAAGCAGGAAGGCCCCGTCAACGTAGCCGCTGAGGAACTGGGCACAATGATTCCTGCGACTGAGGCGCTGGCTCAGGGTGCGGTCAAAGCGGGCAGGCTCGCGGGCCAGGGTGCGCGGGCACTCGCCCCCACCGCAGGCGCCATGGCTATGCGGGCGGCTGAGGTCACCGGCGCCCCCGTGCGCGGGTTGGGGGTGGTTAAAGAAAAGGGCGGCAACTGGCTTGTTAATTCGGTTGAAGAGGGCGTACAGGGTTTAAAACAAAACGTCTTGAATGAATTAGGTTTGAAAAACCTAGCCGAACGGGCGGGCGCAGACGTTGCTGAAGAAGTAAGAGTTAGACAACAACCTACAGAGGCTTTAAACAGTTGGATTGACAAAAAACTCACCAAGTACATTAAAAACGAAATGGGCACTGCGGAAGACCCTATTCGCAAATTGGCCGAGCAGGACATTTTACATGTCAACCCTGACACTTTGAATTTCAACTTAGAAACCTACGGCAAGTACCCGTCTGAAGGTCAAAGGTTTTTAGCCAAATCTGACAAAGCTAAAGCATGGGAAGGTGCTTCGGATTTGAAAATTGGCAGCGGTACGCGTGACAACCCTTATCGCCCGGGCGAGCAGATGTTAGAGCACGGTGTGAACGAGCCCCGCGACCTGCCTGCCGATTTGGGGTTCGATCACGTTATTGACGTTTTGAGGGAAGAACTCGCTTCTGGTAAGCTCAAACCCGCGGACTTGGAAAAGATCAGCGTGGCGGATGCCGTCAAACGTACACATGCTTACAACGTAGAGCGCGAAGAGGCTATGCGTAAGGCCGCGTTGCAGAGCATGGAGGGTATGCCCGTTGCGATGCAGTTTCCCGACAATAGCAAAATTGTACAGCTAACTAAGCCCGGACAGTTCGCTGCCGAGTCTGACGCCATGGGCCACTCGGTTCGAGGCTACGAACCCGCAAAGGGTTCAACCGACTGGGTTAAAGAGTCTGGCAACTCGGGCAGTGGCAGCTATGGACACGGCGGGTGGGAGGGAGTTAAGTCAGGTCGAGCTCAGGTTTACTCGGTACGCGGGCCTGAGGGCAAATCGTTCGCTACGATTGAAGCCGGAAGACCTCGGCTTTACGGCGAGACCGCCGTCGACTACCGAGAGTTGACGCCCGAGAACTTTGACAAAAAGTACGGCGCGGGGTTTCTGGAAAAACAAGCCCATGATGTTACTCAAATCAAAGGGCCTAAAAATGAAAAAGTAGACTCTAAAAAAGCCGAACAGATTAAAGATTTTCTCAACTCTAAAGAGTGGGGTAAGGCGAGTGATCTTGACAAAGTGGGCTTGACGGACACCAGAAACTTACAAGATTTAAGCAATCTCGCGGGCGATTTGTATGACGTCACCGGCAAACCTCGACATCTGATGGAAGACGTCTTAAAAGAAGCGATTGAAAGCGCCAATTTGCCTCGTTTTATTTCAAGAAGCGACGCTATAAAAGCGTTGGGCTTAGCCGGAGCAACGGGCGCTGCGGGGGCCGCGCAAGCCGCACCTGCTGAGGGCATGCTCGAGCCTGGAAATATTGACCTACACGCGCGCCCCGTAGTTAAGAACAAAGACGGCTCAATCAGCACTGTGCGCTCGATGTCAGTCAACTTTGACGGCAAAGAGGTGCTCATTCCTACGGTCTCAGACGACGGTAAAATAATGTCTGACCGAGAGGCTATTGAGGTTTACAAAAAGACCGGCAAGCACCTGGGCAAGTTTAAAACCCCGGCGCAAGCCACCGCCTACGCTCAATCCCTGCACGAGGCGCAGGCTCAAGAATACCTACCTAAAGGTGAAAATAAAATGGCAGACAAGAACTGGCTCGACGACGTATCCGCCCCCGCAGCGGACTCGCAATACGACATGGAAGAGTACTCGGCCCCGGCGGGCGAGACCACTGTGCAGCGTATCAAACGCCTAGGCCGCTCCGCCGCAAAAGAGATGGGCCTCACCGGCGAGCAGTCTGCAAAGAACCAGGGTCGCGTACCGCCCGAGGCGGTTAAAAAAGCGCTGCTCGGCACGGGCGAGGCGGGCCTGCAAATGCTGACCGGCGGAGTGTCGAGTGCGGTGGGGGGTTTAGCGGGATTGGGCCGCATAGGGTATGGGTTAGTCACGGGTGAAGGTGGAGAGGCTATGCGTAAAGGCGCCGAAGTGATGACCGCTACGCAGAAAGCAGGCACCTACGAACCCCGCACCGAGACCGGTAAAGCGATTAGCGAAACCGCAGCGGTGCCTTTCTCGCTGGCTGGCGAGTACGCCGGTAAAGCGCTCAAGCCTGTGGGCGGGGCTATTGGCGAAGCCGTGGGCGGTGAACGGGGGCGCATTTATGGCGAGGCCGCCGGGCAGGCCGCGGGCGAGTTGGCTCCGCAAGTCGCCCCGGTGCTTTACGGCGGGCGTAAGGCCCTGACCGAGGCGGGTAAAAAGCCAGTCGCCGTTCAGCCTTCCAATGCGCAAGAAGCTGCGGCTATCAAAGCTCAGCAGACGGGCTACGTGTTGCCGCCCTCAGAGGCTCGCCCCTCGCTGCTGAATCGCTTTATTACCGGCTACGGCGGCAAGCTCCAGACCCAACAAGAGGCCAGCATCAAGAATCAACCCCTCACCAATACCCTCACCAAAAAGGCGCTCGGCATCGCAGAAGACGCGGAGCTGTCAACTGAAACCCTCAACGCCGTACGCGCCAAGGCTGGCGAGGCGTATCAAGCTGTCAAGGACACCAAAGAACCCATTTACAGCAACACCAAATACAAGCAGTCGATTGACGCGCTGAGCAAAGACTGGCAGGCCGCTGAGCGGGACTTTCCGGAAATCGCCAAAAACAAGGGTGACATCACTGACTTGCAGAACATGATGCGCAAGGCGCAAATCAGTCCCACGGGGGCGATTGAGATGGTTAAGCAGTTGCGCAGCGAGGCTAAGACTAATTTGAAGGCATTTGACAAGCCCGACAAACAGGCCCTGGGCCGTGCGCAACGCCAGGCGGCTGAGGCGCTTGATCAACTCGTTGATGACAACTTGAGCCAGAACACCCTAGTCACCAAAGCCAACCCCGACCTTGTAAAAAATTACCGTCAGGCACGGGAGCTTATCGCCAAGTCTTATGACGTTGAAACCGCCTTGAATGAGGCTACCGGCAACATCGACGCTGCTCGGCTGGGTCGGTTGTTGTCTAAGAAGCAGCTCACCGGCTACCTCAAAGACATTGCCGAGTTTCAGCGCGCATTCCCCAAGGCGGCACAGCTGCCTGAGCGTATAGGGGCCGCGCCGGGTATTAGCCCGTTGGACGTTGCTACTGCCGGAATAGAGGGCACTTCGGCGCTCGCAGCGGGTAAGCCCGGCCTTGCCGCGGGGGCTGTCGGCACTGTGCTAGGCCGTCCGGTTGCGCGCAGTATAGGGCTGAGCGAGAGATACCAACGGGGGCCCGGCTCGGCGCAACAGTTTGACCTTTCAGGACGTAAAATTTTACCTAAAGGCGCGCCCCTCGGCGCTGCTGGAGCACAATCAGCTGTTGAGAGACAAGAACAATGAAATTACTCATCATCGATACCGACGGAGTCGGCTTGAGTTTCGCTTTCCGTGCTAGTATAGCGGGTCATCAAGTGCGTTGGTTTATAGAACCGAAACCTAGCAATAACAAAGCCACCGGCAACGGTTTTAAGGGTATTGAGAAGATCGATAACTGGGTGCCGTCGGTTAAGTGGGCCGATCTCATCATCCAGACCAGCAACGACAAATACGTTGAGAAGCTAGACTTCTTCCGCAAGCAGGGGTATCCGGTGTTCGGCCCTACGCCTGAGAGCGCGAAGTTGGAGATTAGCCGCGGTGACGGTATGAAGTTGATGGAGAAGGTGGGCATTAAGACCGTCCCCTACGAAACGTTCAAAAACATGAACGAAGCTAAGAAGCACGTTGAGAAAACGGGTGAGCGCTTTGTCTTCAAAACCCTGGGTGACAACGAGGACAAATCACTCACGTACGTGGCTAAGAGCCCCGCAGACCTGATTGGCTGGATGGAGCGTCTGATTGCTCGCGGCGAGCAGCCTAAAGGCGACGTCATGCTGCAGACCTTTGTTAAGGGTATCGAGATGGGCGTCAGCCGCTTTATGGGTAGCAAAGGCTGGGTTGGGCCCTGGAATGAGAGTTTTGAACACAAAAAGCTCATGCCCGGTAACTACGGCCCCAATACCGGCGAGATGGGCACAATTGCCTACTTCACCGAGGAAAGCAAGTTGGGCGAGGAAACACTGGGCAAGCTAGAAAAAGAGCTGCTCAAACTCGGCCACACCGGCGACGTTGCTCTCGGGTTCATGATAGACGAAAAGGGCCAGCCCTGGCCCACGGAGTGGACGTGTCGCTTCGGTTGGCCCATTGCCAACATGATGCTCGGTGCGACCGAGGGCGACCCGGTTGAGTGGATGCGCGACGCGCTGAACGGTAAGGACACTACGTCCTTCAAAACTGATATCGGCTGCTGCGTGGTGCTGGCGCACGGGGACTTTCCGCACGGTAATATGACCAAGCGCGAAGTCTCCGGAGTTCCGCTCTACGGAGTTACTAAGGGTAACAAAAAGCACATCCACCCCCAGGCCATCAAGATTGACGTACTGCCCGATATGGACGGCGAACAGATGACCCGCCGCCCGTTGTGGAACACCTCGGGCGACTACGTAGCGGTGGTCACCGGGTACGGTCGGGACGTAAAGCAGGCTAGCTCTCGGGCCTACAAGACCGTTGAACAACTGCACATCAGCAATATAATTGTGCGTGATGATATTGGCGAAGAGTTAGAAGAAACCCTGCCCAAGCTGCACGCTATGGGTTATGCCCAACACTGTGAATTTGATACCGGGAGTAAGTAATGAGTGCATTTCTCGCGCCGATGTTCGGCGCAGGCTACCAAGCCTTTAATAACCAAGGTTCGGCAGTCCTCTCCGGAGGTAAACTCTACACATATCAGGCGGGCTCCACCGCACCACAAGCCACGTGGACAGACTCTACGCAGTCAGTGGCTAACGCTAACCCCGTAATCTTGAACTCGGCGGGGCGGCCCGCGAATGAGATCTGGCTGCAAGGGGGGAGCTCTTACAAATTCGTGTTGACTGACGCCAACGGCACGCAGCTGGGTGCGTGGGACAACATCTCGGGTTTGAACGACGCTAACTACCAGGGCTTCAGTGAGTGGATCCCGTTCACTACGGCGCCTACCTACGTTAGCGCTACTACGTTCACCGTGAGCGGTAATCAGGTAAACACCTTCCAGGTGGGACGCCGGGTGCAGGCGTTCATGCTCAGCAAGACTCTTTACGGCACCATCAACACCGTCACGTACAACTCAGGCGCGGGCACTACCTCAGTCGTCGTTTCGCTTGACAGCGGTAGCTACGACTCAACGCTCTATGCGGTGAGTTACGGCTTTATGAGCGCGGTCAACACCTCGCTCCCCGTGGCTAGCACCTCTGCGGTTATTCCCGCGAGCCTGCAAGGGCAGACGTACACCACGGCCTCGGTGTCGGGCACCACAGGCACGTATACGATGTCGCTAGCGCCGTCGTTTACCTTGGCGACCAACTCGCGAGTCTTCGCACGCATGCCCGAAACGCGAACCGGCGCGGCCACGCTGAACGTGAACGGTGGGGGCGCAGTCGCTATCAAGCAGTACAACGCCGCGGGCAACAAGATTGACCCCGTGTTGTTCATCAATCAGCCAACCGACCTAGTTTACGACGGTACTCACTGGGTGTTGATTGACGCCTTTAGCACCGTAGCGGCCTTTACCTCGGGCACTATTGATGGGGTTGTAATCGGCGGTACGAGTCCGTCCTCGGGGGCGTTTACCTCGTTGAGCGCGAGCGGGTTTACGCTGAACGGTACGCAGACTATGACCGGCGCGGCTATTAATGAGGCGCAGAGTAGCGCCATAGCCAGCGCTAGCACTGTGGATCTAGGCTCCGCCGCGGGTAACTACGTTCACGTTACGGGTACGACCGCGATTACGGCTGTTACCCTGGCCCAGGGCAGCTCACGCACCGTAGTGTTTGACGGCGTGTTGACGCTGACTAACGGCGCTTCGCTGATACTGCCTAACGGGGTCAATATTACCACCGCCGCGGGCGACGTAGCCACGTTCCGGGGCGAGGCCGCGGGCGTTGTACGTTGCGTGGCGTACACCTCGGCCAACGGGGTCTTTAACACGCTGCAGAACCGGGCGCTGACCTCGGGGCGCGTGACGTATGCGGGCACAGCCGGTCTGCTGCAAGACTCGGCCTCCTTCACTTGGGATGGAACCACCCTCGTAACCCCGTCTCACACGACCAACACCGCAACCACCGGCTCGACCAACAAAGGCCCGTTGAACTACGGCACGTTGAGTTTCAGCGATACCGGGATCGTGCAGTCTGCGCAAACAAGTGTAAACAGCTACTTCCAGAACGTCATCCAAAACACCAGCGCGGGCACTGCGGCATCGGCTGAGTTCATTGCGTACAACGACCAAGGAACAGCCTCGACCAACTACGCTACCGTGGGTATCAACTCAAGCGGTTACAGCGGCACGGGCTCAATTAACGCACCGGGTTATGCTTACTTCCTGTCGGCCAGTACAGACTTGGTGTTGGGCACTATTGGCGCAAACGGCATCCACTTCACCACGAACTCATCGGCCACGGACGCACTGGCAATCAGCTCTGCGGGTGCGGTATCCCTACCCGGCGGCGCAGCCAACGGTGTTGCTTACCTCAATAGTTCTAAAGTCCTGACCACTGGTTCTGCGCTGACGTTTGATGGGGCAACACTTGGGGTTAACAGTGTTTCTGTTGGTCGTGGTGCAGGCGCTGTGTCTACCAACACTGCGGTGGGTGCAAATGCTTTGGCAGCAAATACGACAGGCTCAAGCAATTCTGGTTTTGGTGTAAATGCGCTGAACTCAAATCAAGACGGTATTCAAAACAGTGCTTTTGGGTATCAAGCGCTCAATGCAAACGTATCTGGTTATTACAACGTAGGGATGGGCTACCGAGCCCTTTTCAATTCCACAGGTAACAGTAATGTAGGCATAGGAGCACAAGCTCTTCAGGCAAACACCACAGCCTCTAACAACACTGCTGTGGGTTATCAAACCTCGTACAACAACACCACAGGCGATCAAAACGTAGCAATTGGCAAGTGGGCTCTGCTTACCAATCAAACGGGCGCAAGCAACGTTGCGGTTGGTGCTAGGGCTCTTGAGGCCAGCACCGCCAACTACAACACGGCCTTGGGGTTTGCTGCCAGTTTCACAAACACGACAGGAACTCGCAACGTAAGTGTGGGCTATCTTTCCCTGTACACAAACTCTACAGGCACCAGTAACACCTCGGTGGGAGCATCTGCCCTTGTGGCGAACACCACAGGGTCGAACAATACCGCCGTCGGAGATGGAGCGCTGTCTTCCAACACAACAGCGCTTTACAACACCGCCGTGGGCTATCAAGCAGCCGTCTCAAACACAACTGGGGCAGGAAACACGGCTGTTGGCAGAACCACACTCAACAGCAATACGACGGGTAGTGGTAATACCGCAGTGGGTGGGTTCGATGGCTCTGTTTTGCCCTCAATGTATTACAACTCAACAGGCGCCAACAATACCGCCATGGGTGTTGGCGCTCTTTCAAATAACACAACGGGTAACAATAGCGTAGCAATTGGCTTCCAAGCGGCATATGCAGGTGCTGGAGCTGCCGTCACTGCTGTTGGCTTTCAAGCCGGGTATGCCAACACCGACAACTCGGGTGGGGTATTTGTGGGTTACCAGTCCGGTAAACTTAATTCAACGGGAAATGGAAATACCGCAGTTGGCACGTTTTCATTGACAACAAATAGTACGGGCGCCTACAACACTGCGGTCGGCTATCAAGCTCTCAACACTAATACAGCCTCCAACAACACCGCTGTGGGTTATGAAGCGGGGTATACAGGAACAACTGCAAGTGGCAATACGTTTATTGGTTCTCAAACTGGATACGGCATTACAACTGGCACTGGCAATACGTTTATTGGAAACAACGCATTTTCTGCTTCTGGATATTTTGTAACTACTGGTTCTAAGAACACCATTCTTGGCAGCTACTCAGGCAACCAAGGCGGCCTCGACATTCGCACAGCAAGCAACTTCATCGTGCTGTCTGATGGGGATGGAAACCCACGGGGCTTTTTTGATAGCAACGGCGTTTATAGAGTGGGTACACCCGATGCCGCTGGTACATCTGGCGTAGGGGTTTCGATTAACCCAACATCATCAGGTGTGCGTGCTGTTAGCGCCGCATCAACAGGCGCCACTGAAACATTCTCTATGTATTCAACGGGAGCTTCTGCCTATCGTTTCTATGTGGATTGGGGCGGTACTATTCATGCCACATCTATTGTTATTACTGCCATTTCCGATCAGCGCCTTAAAGAAAATGTCCGTGACATTGATACAGGACTTGGCGCAATCATGGCGCTTAAACCTCGCCGTTTTGATTGGAAAGAAGGTAAAGGTCAAGATAAGAAAAATGCTGCTGGTTTTATTGCTCAAGAGTTTGAAACAGTATTTCCAGAATGTGTTAGCACATCAAAGGCTGGTGAAGATGGCATTGAATACAAGAACATTAACCATGAAACACTGATTCCAACTCTGGTCAAAGCCATCCAAGAGCAACAAGCCATGATTGAACAACTCACCACCCGCCTTGCAGCAGCAGGCATATAACCAAAAGGAAAAAACATGACAAACTTCACCACCACCATCATCACCCGCATGTACACCCTGCCTCAAGTTGAGGGCAAGACCGATGTGGTCGTCAACGCGATGTTCAAGGTTGTAGGCGTGGACGGCGACGTCACCGCTGAGATTGACGGAAGCCAGCAGTTCACACTTCCTGCTGATGACCCCAGCTTCACCCCTTACGATCAACTGACCCAAGACCAAGTTTTGGGCTGGATTGATCCCAAGACGATCAGCAGCCTTGAGGCATGCGTGCAAGGTCAGATCGACTCAATCAACAACCCACCTGTCAGCCCATCTGCACAACCTTTGCCTTGGGTTGATAAAGAAGCCACGGAAGCTGCTTTGGCCTCTCAGATTGAGTTACTGAAGAACCCTGTGCAAGCTGCTGGCGTTCCTTGGGCGCAAGCATAATAGAGGTGAATCATGTCAGAAGAACAGATGATTTCTAATACTGAGGCTAAGTTGATGTCACATGAAGCGGTATGCGCCGAGCGTTACAAAGGAATTAGCGAGTCACTAAACAAAGGCTCCGAGCGCATGACTAAGATCGAGTATTTGCTGTACGCGGTGATGGCTTGTGTATTGTTAGGCCCAGGGGTTGCCGCCTCGCTCATACAAAAACTTTTCGGTATCTAAGATGTGGATCCCATTAGTCTTCTCCTCATGGCTCAGAGCGCGGTCGGTGCGATACGCACCGGCTGCCAGTTCTTGGCAGAGGGTAAGGCTGAAATTGACAAATTTAAAAAGACTGTTGAGGGGGGAGTTGGGAATGCAAAAGCAATCTACGGAGAAGTCTTGGGGTTCTGGGGTTGGCTTAGAAACCTTTTGCAGCCCAAAAATCCTAACCCTGTTGCGCAAGCGCAGCCTGCGCCAGCGAGTCAACCGGGAGTATCCAAACCTAGTGCGGTTAAACGCAAAGAGCAAGAACTCAGCTACGAAGAGTACCAAGCACGCGCAGTCCATGAAATTTGCGAGCATCTCAAAGTCTATTTTGAGGCCATTCGAGCGCTGAAAGCACACTGCCGGGAACTTGAACAGCAATCTCTCACCACCGAGAAAGTTGCCGACAGTGCGATTGATCGAATTGAACTTGAGTGGCAGATGACACAGTTGTCTACACAGGTACGCGAAGCCATGACCTACACGCCTGAAAAGCTCGGGCTGCAAGACCTTTACAAACGGTTTCTCAAGATGTACAACCAAATTCTGGAAGAGCAAGAGTTTGCCCGCGACGTCAAGGCAAAGAAAGATCGGGATGAGCAATGGCGACACGAACACCGCAGAGAAATCCTAACGTACAAACTGATGTACGCAGTGGTGGTGTTTCTAGGGCTGCTGGAGACAGCGGGACTGTATTTCACTCTATGAACGAATTTAAATTTTGGGCAATCATCGTCACACTGTTGATATTCTGCATCATGGTGCTTTCGGCTATGGTGTTGCATGTGGAAAAGCGTATTAACAAAGCAGACGCTATGATTCTACGTCTTGAAGAAAAGGAAAAGAAACGTGAAAAGCCTCGTATTGATCCTGAGCCTGATGCTGATTAGTGGCTGCGAAGACCGCTACCGGTACTACTGTCAAGACCCTAAGAACTGGCCGCAAAAACGTTGCCAGCGTCCGGATTGTTTGTTCACGCAGGACTGCCCGGATTACCTAGTGGCGCCCGTGTTGGAGAAACAAATCCCTGCTCAACCCGGTGCATCGGAGCCCGCAAAATGAAAATGTTTGAGATCAAAACCGTTGACGAGCTCGTTACGCTCATTCAGGCGCTGGTCTGGGCCACGGTGGTGGTGGTGTTGATGTTTGTCTTCGGGGGGATTGTCAGCTCTATGATCTACTCGGTCATGTTCGTCAGCCAACCGATGAAAGGCATGGCCCCGATTGATCAAGCCTTTACTAAAATGCTCAACGACATCGTGCTCATCATGTCGAGCAGTATTACGACAATCGTCAGTATGTTCGCCGTGAATAAAGGAGCAAAGGCGCTGGCGGAGAAGATTGCGCCTGCGGTGTTAACGCCGCCCCCGACCTCCGCTCCGACGGTTGCGCAACCCAGCGCGGCGCCTGCTTCCCCAGCTGCGATGCCCGACTTTAACTGGATGGGGTTAGCGCCCACGCTTTACGACGAAGAATGGCGCGCCCCTCCTCCCCCCACCACTCCGCCGGACTACGTTGACCCTTCGCGGGAAGAAATCGCCAATGAGCGCGCCGCGGCGAGGGCCGAAGCATGAAGTCCGTCGTAGTTGCCCTCATAATCGCTGTCTGTTTGTACGCTTATGGTCACCATAAGGGTTGGGCCGAGCGCGACTTAGAGATGCAGGCCGAAATTGCAAGCAAGAATGAAGAATCCCGCGCTCGGGAGCAAAAGCTCAGCGAGCAACTTTACTCCACCTCATCACAGCTGAAGGAGGCTAATGATGCCATTACTGAAAAACAGTCTTCTCTTGACCGCGCTATTCGTGCTGGGCGGGTGCGCCTCCCCTCCTCAGGTTGCGTACAAACCAGTGCAAGTGCCCCCGCTGCCGCCGGAGATAGCCAAGATGCAAGCGAATCTGACCGACAGACTCTCCTCCTTATTGCTCAACTCGCAGCCGAAGGAGACCAAGCCATCAACAGGCTCAACGCCTGCATCGCAGCCTACAACGCCGCCCGGGAGCAAGTGAATGATCAACGCTGAACAGTTGCAACGGCTTGGAATAGGTCTGGAATGGGTGCCTGCGTTAAATGAGGCTTTTACTCAATTCAACATAGCCACTCCCAGGCAACAGGCCGCCTTTATCGGCCAGTGTGGTCATGAGTGCGGCAATTTTCGAGTGTTAGAAGAAAACCTGAACTACCGGGCCGCCACGTTGATGAAGCTCTGGCCCAAACGATTTCCAACACAAGAGGTGGCCAATGCCTACGCCGGAAACCCCAAGAAAATTGCCAACATGGTGTACGCCAACCGCATGGGGAATCGAGACGAGACTTCTGGTGATGGCTATCGCTTTCGTGGTCGCGGATGCATTCAGCTCACTGGGCACGCGAATTATTATCATGCCGGGCAGGCTCTGGGCGTTGATTTCGTGATGAATCCCGACCTAGTAGCAACGCCTAAGTACGCGGCTCTGACTGCAGCGTGGTTCTGGACAACGCACGGGTGCAACACCCCCGCCGAGTCGGCTGACTGGGTGGCGTTGACAAAAAAGATCAATGGTGGAACAATCGGCCTTGATGACCGCGTCAAACACACCAACATGGTCTTCGCGGTGTGTGCTGAATGTTCCGCCACGGCTTAATACCAGACATCGACCAAGCCGGTTTCGCTTAATATTGAGCAGGCTAGAGCTACAAAAAGCGGCTCTAACAACCACATTGTGAGCCCGACGTTAAGGGCGTCGGTCATTTTCGCCCGCTATGCACTTGTGTTTGTACTCAGCCTGTTCGGGTGTCAGCGCTCTCACTTCTTTGCGGCACGCTGTACACTTGTAAGAGCTCGTGCCGTCGGTGTAACACGCTTCCCATGTCCACCGGGCGTTGCCGGGAATGATAGGAAAAGCTGTGGCGGGATCTTTGTAGTCTGCAGGGTTCATGCTATATGATATCCTAAGCGTGAGATTTCTTCATTCAGATTGAGCAGGTATTTACCCTGCCAGAGCGCATCGGCCAACGCATCGTGGGCCATTCCGTTTTCTGCAGGTTTTAACTTACCGAGTGGGTCAAAAGTCTTATATAGCGTCATAAGGTCGCGCTCATAATTGTAAAGCCACGGCTTTTCACCGTTCCAAAGTGAGGTTAGAATCGGCAGGTCAAACATCGCGGGCGAACCCCATACGGTGATATCCGGGTGCGCGTCAACAATTATTTTCAAAGCGTAAAACAAGTCAATCGCGGGTATACGTCCGTCTTCTTTGAAAACCCCCTCAGCCACTTTGCGGTCTTGACGCATCCACCAACAAAGCGTGCCCCAGTCGATGTGTTGTTTTTCGGGGTTCACTTCAATTAAATGATTGAAATTCCATTTCTCATCAATAAACCGCCCGTCAAGATTGATTACGCAACCACCCACCTGCGTAACTGCCGAGTCGGGGCGCAGCCCTAGGGTCTCAATATCCAACATCAAAGCGTAATTTGTCATTTCATTCCTCCGTATAAACCGATTAAAGCCGCGTCCGCTAGCGCCTGCCCGTTGCCTTTTTTGTCTAGGTCGCGCCACTCGGGCCAGAGCTGAACGGCTCGCGTGCGCGCAGCGTCTTTGTCCTGACCCATTAACCCTGCGCGCTTTTTCCAAGCCCGCGGGGTGACCATTGTAACGGGTATCCGCAGCGCGCCGAGCACGCCTGAGACCGTTCCGCAGGAGTGCCCAAAGTTGAACATGCCCGACACCCCTTGTCCGGGCATCGCACCCACCTGCTCAAGATAGGCGTCGTACATGTAAAGCTCAGGGTTAAACAGGCTAGCTAACGCGGCGGCGTTAACTCGCGTGGCTGAACCGACTTTTAGGGTCGGCATCAGCATCCACTCGATAGGCTTACCCCCGTCAAGGAAGACTATCGCCCCCGAGGCGCCGGGGTCTATTCCGACGGTCATTTTTATATCACTCATCAAAGCACCTCGTAATGTTGACATGCCGCTTTTTGTTCATCAAGGGAAAGCGGAATACCCTTCAAATTACAAGTCCAGCTACCGTTCTCTGTCGGCTCAGAGTTACGGCATGATCGACATGTGCGTAGCGGAGCAGCCCGCCCAGTGCACACCTCTTTCATGTCGCAGTACTTGCAGCCGAAAGCCTCGCCATCGTCGCTTATTCCCGCGGGGCGCAGCCTTGCGTCTACGAGCTTGACTACCCGTTTCAGCATTTCCTCAACATGCGGCTTGTCTGGGTGAAGACGCTCCACGTAGTACTTCTCGTCGTCTTTGCAGATAGCCGCGTAGAGCCCACGCTCAAAGCCCCCGAGCGCCATCCCCATCTGCGTCTGCGTGTAGTGCTCGGGTTTGACCTCGAGCACTTTCTTTTTGGCAAACCCGCTAAAGCTGTTCTTGTTGTGGCTCTTGGCCTCAAACAGGTGCGCCTTGCTGCTGCCCGGAACGCCCGTGACCACGCCGTCCACCTTGGCCACTAAGTGCCCCGTGGGGTCGGTAAAAGCGTATTGGTTGCCCTCGGCGTCCTCGCTAAACACCTGCAGACCTGCGGAGCGCAAGTCCTGGATGATGCGTTCTTCCTGCCGGTGGCCAGTTTCAAAAAGCCTCAGCATGCGCCCCTCAAAGCTCGGGCGGGCATAGGCTCGCCAGTCTAGCCATATCATTCTCAAACACTCTTTGCCGATGAACGACGCACCTAGTCGACCTAGGTAGAGCCCGCGCTCTTGCTCCTTGGCTTCATACGTGGCGTACACGCGGTTGATGATTTCCTGCTCGGCGTCTGGTGGTATCGCTGCCATCGTTATGTCCTTTGAGTTATACGTTAAGAATTGACCCGTTTCTGAATTCCGCGTCCCCTGTTCTATGAACCCGTCGTTCGCACAGGCCCCGCCCCCAGAGTTTCGTTCACATTCAGACTTTTTGCCGAGTGGGTCAAGCTCAGATGAAAGGTCGGGGCGGGCTTTTAGTTAGCTTAATCCCAGGGGTTGCCGGACTTGGCAGGAGCGGCAGCAGTCTTGGCGGGGGAGGGCTTAGCCGCGGGCTTTACCGCGCCCTTAACCTCAGGCAACAAGTAGCCCGTAATCTTGTTACGGTCACCGTAGCCGTTTTGCCCCTTTTCAAGTCCTAGCGTGCAGCTAAACTGCACATCAATCAACACGTCGGTGTCATCAGCGTTAGGCTTGCCACATGCGGTGGCCCAGTCCTTCAACTGCGCGCGCCCAATTTGCTGAGCTTTCTCGCTCGGGTTGTTAATGTTGTAATTGTTCCACACTTTGCGGCCTGCGTGCTCGCCGCGAACGACTTCAAAAGTCGCTGCAATAAAGCTACCGGTGCCCGCTTTTGTGGGCTTTTCAACTGCCTCGGTTGCCTTCAAGACGTAATCGCCATCGGGCAGGGGCTCGTAGCTACCTCCACCCGAGCCGCCGTTACCTGCTTCTACTTCACCGAGATCAAATCCAAATTTAGCCATGTTATATACTCCTGTTTGTGTTGAAAATGTTTATTCCGCAATGGGAATGAGTTTCTTGAAGTTCTCAATCGTCATCTCAGCCGTATCGGGACATGAGTAACGGTTCTTAGCCGCGTACGCAGCGTTCTCCACGAAGTGCAGCAGCCGCTCGCCGGTGCTAGCGCCGCGGGTGACTTCCTTGTTGAACCCGGCGTCCGCTTTCTTGATGATGACTTTGAAGGCGCAGAACGCCAACACGTCTGCCCATTCCTGCAGCAACGCATTGCAGCGGTTAGGCAGCTTAGGTGTATAGCGGTCGTAGGGGTCAGTGCGGGGGTCTTCAAACTTCACTACCGAGGCGTGAGCGATGAGCACTACGTTCATATTGCGGCGAGTGCGTAGGGCGTCTAGGCCCTGCAAGATCTCACGGAACTCTTCAGCTACGTACATTTGGCCCTTGCCGTAGCTTTGTTGTTTCTCGTCGTACTGTTCGTCTACGCTAGCAGTTATTAAAGGCTCAATTAACCAATCGACCGAGTCTACAACCACGGTGCGGAAGTCGTGTTCCTCCTTGAGCAGGGTTTTGATCGATTCGACCACATCCGTGAGCTTTTGCGCCTTGGGAAAGCTCGTCACGTCTAGCGAATCGATGCCGTCCTCCGTGCTGATGAAGATTGGCGCGGGAAACTGACTAGCCAGCGTGGACTTGCCGATTCCGTGCCCTCCGTACAAACAGATTCGCGGGGGAACCTGCTGCGGGCCGACCCGCAAAGTATCTTTCCAATTTGACATGATTTGTTTTCCTTTCTTGGTTAGAGGCGGTTCAGTCTTCCGCCGTTAAAAACTCGTTCAGCTCAGCCGCGTCAAAGTCCCAGCGCTGAGGCACGTATTTGAAGTCCACTTTGTCCCACTTCAACACGTCCACCAGGCCGTGCTTTTCGGCAATCGCAATCATAGCTATACCGCAGAGCGTAGGGTCGCCGCTGATGAGCAAATAATCGCCCGGAACCCATTCGCCGAGCACCTTGCGAGCGTGAACAATCATCCGGGGGGTGTTATAGTTCCGCGCCACGTTGCCAAAGACATCCCGCAACGCGCCGTAACGCTCCGCGTCGGAGTAATTCTTGCGGCTGTCGTTATGCACGATGAACACTATACGTTCGTTATTCATCTTTCTTTTTCCTCTTAGTTTTCTTTACTTCTACCCGGGCGAGTAGCTCGGGTGTTAAATACTCGGCGCAGCCGATGTCGCAGGAAATCTTAACCGCCTCGGTAATATACCACTCGTAGTCCAGGTCGGCGGGGTGCTCGCCCTGCGGGTCAATAGTCATACACGCGCGGGCGCCGTCAGACTTAGGCACCTTGTTGCCGTTAGTCTTGTACCGGATAGGCTCCAGCGCGGGATCATTGCTCTGATACCACCGCACCACCTTGCCCAGGTAGTTACCCATCTGCTCACCACCGCCGGTCACGTTCCGCGCACTTATAAAGTCCACAAATGGCGCGTTTTTAATGGTTTCAGCAAACGCCGTACCCCGGGCCAGCCACTGGCCTACAGCAGCCGCACAAACTCCCGCGGTGGCGTTCTTTTTTAGGCTCAGAGGGGCATAAATACCCTTCTCTTTAAGCGAGCGGTCAGGCTTCACCGCGATGTAGTTATTTACGTCCTTCATCGCCAACGCGCGGTAAGGCGTGAACTCAAAACGCAGCCCGGTGTGGAGCTCAAAAGCCTTTACGACGTTCTTCACCGTTTCTTCAATCTTACGGGGATAGCCTACTGCAATACCGTCAGTGTTCGCGCTTAAGGTTACGGCCTCAACCTGCTCAAGTCGCTCAATCAACATGAGCAGCGTGAACTGCCCAGTGAGCGTTACGGCGAGCATGAACTCCGGCGCGTACAGCACCGAGTATTTGCTAGCGAGCTTGCCGAACGTGCCGTTGAGCGAAATCTTCAACGTCTCATTGGTAGCCTTGTCGCCCGTGCGCTTGGCCTCGATTCGTTTGTCGTAGATCTTGCGGTATTCGTCCAGGAACTTCGACCCCACGGCCTCTGGGTACATACCGGCGAGCAAAATGAGTGAGGGGTAGAACGACTCGGCGTCGATGTCGCATATGACATAATCCTCCCCCGCGACGTGACATACCTTACGGTCATGCGCGCTATGAATACCCCCCACGCCGAGCTGATAAACACCGCCGTTAAACCCGACGAGCTCTTCCCCCAGGAAGTCCGGCAGTATGACGTGTCCGCTGAGCGGATTCATACGGAACGTGTGCTCGCTCACCCGTTTGAGCAGCGCACGCAGGTACTCGTTATTAAAGCACAAGAACCCGGGTGGAGCATAGCGAATGGTCTTAGGCACGGGAACATCTTGTCGCTTCAACTTGAGCGTGGCAATGTACGCCGCCTCTGCCATCTGCGAGTCCGACTTGCTACGCATGTCCACCCCATAACGGCGACTCATATCCACGCGGAGCAGCAGCTCTGAGTCTAAACGACGTAGCAGCTCTTCAGTCGTGTCTAGGTCGTTCCAGTTGTACTCGTCAATCTGCTGCTTCTGTTCATCGTTGACCTCGGCGTCATGCGCCAACGGCATGTCCTGCAACTTGGGCATGTGCATTCGCGCGCCGTAGGCTTTTAAACCTACAAACGAGGGCGCAACTTCAATCAAGTCGATTGAGTCAAACGGCACAGGCGCTAAGTTGAACTGTCGGCGCGCAACCCAGGGTTTTAAACGCCGCACGATGAGCGCATCCGCAATGCGTTTGATTTCTAGCTCAGTCCGCCCTGCGCAGAACGCATCAACAATCACATCGTCAAAAGAATGATTATTGAATCCGACAAAAGTGGTGTCCGGTTGGAGCATGAACTCACGCAGGCGTGCCGGGGCGTCAGGCTCATTGCGGCGAAACTGCTTACGGCGGCCTGAGTCGACATCCTTAAACCCGACCACTGTGTAATTGGGCAGGGTCTCAAAATCGAATACAAGGGTAGGCATCAACGATCCTGATTCACGTAACTTGAAGTGGGTTCTTCGCCGTTGTCAAGAATCTTGTTCTGAACCTCGATATATTTCTCCAAGAAATGCAACGCCTTCTGCAGGTCGGTAATACCGTTCTTCTTTTTCCAGCGAGTGACGTACTTGGTGATTTGAGCCTGGAAATAGTCAAGATCATTAGCCAGCACGTAGTCCCAGTGCTGAATGCTAGATTTATAGTGCGAGCCGCCCACTTGTTTGTCATTTGCTTTCATTTGCGTACATTTCCCCAATCAGTTTAAACAGTTTGTATTCTTTGTGCACGGGCATCATGTCCCATGCGTAGGACATATACCGATGATACACATCGGCCATTTTGTGGTTGCCGAGCTGAATTTCACGAATGCAGAACAGCGCGCCATGGGCAATGTCGGCTAGTTTCAGAGTGCGATATTCCCAGTCTTCCAGGTCAGGTAACGGGAAACCGCCGTCCTTCAGCAGGGACTCCTCAACACGGCTGACTTGATCACCGATGCCGTAGAGACGTTTTGCGGGAGAGGGAATGTCGCCGGTTTTTTGCTCAGCCAGGTCATGAACCAGCGCGGCGGTTAGTAATTCAGCGGTGGCGTCTGGAACCATGAGTAGGCATAACAACGCAACACCGTGAGAGTGATGCCCCACGGTGTCCGCGGCTAGTGTGCGTACGGTATGATATCGGCGGACATCCGACCCGTTGAGCATAAATTCCAAGTTTGAAAGGTTCACTTCAGTTCTCCAGTTATACAGTTAAAAAGCTATGCTGCGAATTTTAGCCCTGTTTTTACGCAGGGCTAAAATTTATTTTTCTGCCAGTGCGAGCTCCCGGCGATGAATCCAATCGTTAGCGGCGCGGCGAATGTCTTCATGAGTGATTTTGGCAGCCCAAGCGGAACCGTCACCGGCTTTAGTCTTACGGGTGTGGCTGATCATAGCGAGGGGGTAGGCCACGTTGGTGAAGAACGGGTGAGAGTAACGGCGGATTTTAATCGGATCATCGCAGAACAACTCACACTCTTCAAGAAACGTGCGGTAGCTACCCGCACCGAGTATAGGCGCCGGGCGCACCAGGCACGCTGAATACAAGTCGTAGTCCTCGGCCACCGGGGGGTTCTCAATATACTTAGTCGCTGAGTACAACTCAGTATACAAGTGCAGGTTGGTACTGAAGGTGCGGTACACCCCCAAGTTGACACACACCGCGGAGGCTACAAACTCCTGCACAACGCTGAAGTGAACGATATTAGCCCCGGCGTAACCCCACCACGCATCGTTGCTACGGTTAATCACCGTCATGTTGAGCTTTTCGTTCTGAATTTCAAAGATGAGCTGCATGTTGCAGGCTTTGTCTTTAGTGTTTTTGGTCAAATCTTCCGGGGCCCACATCTGCACCACGGCCTGGCGGGTGTCGTGGTTCTTGCGCAGTTGTTGAATGACCTCAATCAACTGATCGTTTCCAAAGTGATGACGCCAGCGGTAACCATAGGCAGCGTTAAAAATCTTCCCGTTGTCCGAGTACGCCCCAATCTTGCTGTTGAAGCGCTTCAAAAACGCGACGTCGCGCCGCCCGGCGAGCATCCAAATCGGCTCCAACATGTGGAAAATGGGGTTAGCGTCTCGCCCATGGTGAAACAAGATACGCTCCTGAGGATACTTTACAGTTGTCATTACAGGCTCGGGGATGCGCAGGGCAGGGCCATTGCGCGTTTCAACCGGAATGCCAGAGGTCTTCAAACGCCAGAACATATCTTGAAACATTGTATTTGCGTTACGTGTGGTGATTTCCATCTTCAGAACTCCGTCTCAGGTTTGTAAAGTGTTCTAGGGGCGCCTTCGTTAAAGATCACCTTGCAGTATTTACTATACTCGCAAAGGCAATTCTGTACGTCATGTAGTGTCAGGTCGGTTATACTCAACTTGTCAACGATTTCAGCCCTTATTTTGATGAGCGCCGCGTTGAATGAGTCTTGATTCCACGTGTGATACGGCTTGAACCCGTAGACGTAATTCAGCCCGCGTTGGCTACCGGGGCCTAAGGGCGCAAAGGTATGCAAGTCCGGCGCCCGGCCCAGTTGCCGCCGCATATAGGTCAAATCTGCTGCGACCTGCCCCGCGATGAAGGTGCTGACGCCGAAACACTTAGACATTTCATGCACAAAGCCCTCAATTCGACCGGCGCGCAGCGCCATACGGATGAGCGGGGCGCGCTTAATCACGTCGCTAATTATGTGCTCACACATAGCCTCAGCTTTACCGCGGCCCTTGTTCTTTGTCGGAAAGACCATATACGCGCCCGAATAGACTTTGCCGTGTGTTTTAGCGTCCTCAACAACTTTTATGAACCCCGCAGCGTTGAAACCCTCCGCGTAGGTTGGCAACACCTTGGCATCAATCAGCCGCTGCAGAGTCGGCGGCCAGTTGATTAACCGAGCCAGGAACAGCGTGAACCACAAGTCCGGTGCGTCAGCCTGGGGGGCGATTAGGTGATCGATGATCCACTTTGAAACCCTATCGTCTTTGCGACGGATATTAGTGAATTTGTACTTCTGTAGAACTAAGTCTTTAGTCCATGGGGCGGGCGCCCCGGCCTCGCGCTTCAAGCGAATTGACTCGCGCTCAAACACAAACTCTAACAACATGTCATTCATTGCTCGAACTCCCAGAAGACCTGCACCAGCGAAGGATGCGGGTCGGTGTAATTGATCACGCGTACATCAAACCCCCCGGCAGCTTTCAGGTTACGGTAGCAGTTCACCACGCTTTTGAACTTGTCTACTAGGTTCACAGGGTCAAAAGGTTTAGCGTTACCCGCAGCGGCCCGGCGGCCTTTTACGCGCTCGATGCACAACTCCTCAGGGGTGTTCAAAAACGCGTACACATCGCACCCCGTGGGGTGAATAGACTGCGTAACCGCACCCGCGAGCCCCGAGGCTGAGACAAGGGCGCCCTCGAACAAAACATGCCCCCGGGCGTGCGCCTTGTGTATACGCTCGGCAATCTCGTCCTGAGTCTTGATTGAATCCGTCCCACCGCAGACGTTGTCGTATTTGCCGACTATAAAGATCGGCTGCTGTACGAGCGCCGCGCTCGCGTCACACTTGTAACCCATGATTTTACCCGCCGAGTTGCGCAGTTCGGTAGTGGGGTATCGAGTCATGAACTCGCGCACCGCGGTGGTCTTACCCGAACCGAACGTACCGCGAACTGAGAGTATGGCTCGCCTCATTTCTCACCCCCGAACGCCAAGTGCAGCAACAAATACCACATCGCTAAATGTGCGGCGTCAGATCTGCCCGTTTTATTGAACACTTCCGCGTAGTGTTTGTGCCAACCGTAGTTGTCGCTGCCGAGGGGTAAATTGCTCAGCCGCTTAAGCGCATGCTGCCGTTGCTTGGGTGTCATTTGTTATTCCTTTACGTTATAGCGCTCGGGCCGGTACTCACCAAGCCTGATGAGCGAACCCGTCGCGGGGAAAATTTTAGCCTTTTCCGCAACGCTGCGGTATTTATTTTCGCACTCAGCGCGGAGCCAGTTTGGCAGCCTATCGGAGCGTATGTCTTTGAATACTTCGGTATATTCCTGCAGGTTGCGTTCATCTGCCCATAGGATCCGCTCCCAGGCCATATCAGCGTAAACCCCAGGGTAACGACGACCGAAGAAGTGATTCTTAAACGTGCACAAGTTGCTCTCAAGTGTGAATAGAGAGGCGCCGGTCAGCTCGGGGTGTTGAGACTTGAACAGATCGAGCCAAATGTCCGCCCCCGCGGCTAAGAAGGCACACATCGGTTTGAAGTTATTGTATTCACCGGTCTGCCCGTTAGGTAGCCGCTTGTCCCACACGAGATCATCTTTACCGAGCAGGAACAGCATTCCGTTACGGTGCGACTTGCTGCCCGACTTGTCCTCAAACAACAGACTGTCACAGTCCGCGCCGAACCCCTTCAGGTAGACATACTCCAAGTAGCTGAATGAGGACAACCGTCCGAATGAGTAGTAATTCCCGCGCACCAGCGTCCAGAGCTGTGAGTACGTTTTACCGCTCAGCATTCCCTCCTGAGAGCCATGACTATCAACCAGTTCAGCGTATCTCTTTATAGCTATTACGGTTTCTTTTTTCTGATACCTGCGGTCTGTATCGAATTGCAATGTGTCCCATTCGCTGTTGAACCACTCTTCAAACTTGCTGAGTGTTGAGCCCGCGGGCGGACACTCGGGCAGGCGTTCAAACAGCCTGAGAGAGGTGATAGGGTTCTGCGTCATGCCGTTGAGGAACGCGAACCATAACTTCTGCTCAGCGCCCCACCCGTTACGCTGCGCCAGCTCGGGCATGTACAAGTATACCAGGCCGGGCATAATCCGGTGCTCTAGGTTCATAGCGTACAAATCCGTAAAGAACTGATTTCGGTTTTCCGGCAGTCGGTAGTCAATCATTCAAACTCTCCATTATTCCAAGCGCGGCAATGTACATAAAAAGCAACCCGACTAAAGCCACAACCCCCACCCCAAGCAGTGCGCAAAGGACAAAGACGTTAGCAACGTCTTCAAATATAACAATATTCATACTCACCACCTTACGTCAGATTCAAGTCTGCGATCAACCGCGAACCCGAGCGCTAAGCCGAAAACCACGGTAAAGTAACGCGCCGACCATGCCCAATCTACCGGATTACGCGACCATTCCACAAATGCACCTAAGGCGTAAGCAAACGCTAAGGTGCTGGCAAAGGGCATAAACCAGTACAATACGTGCCCCAGGTCGGTTGCGAGTTTTTTCATTTCGCTTCTCCAGTTATGTTGTGATAGACCTCCACCCAGCGTACGATTTGTTCTAGGCTCTGCCATGGGCCGTAGTTCTTCTGTATAACCTGCGCGGGCATGGGCTCAATAATTTTGGCGTCAACAATCACGCCCTCGTGGTCTCGAATCAAAGTTACCGCCTGCGCGGTTGAGGCGTTGCTCATACGGGCTCCTTGTGCGTGTAGAAAGGTTCAATCACTTTAGGGTTAGGGGTCGAGCCTACAATCCAGAACCCGGCTTTGTCATCAAAATTGAGCTCATTATTTTGTCTCAAATAACGCCAAATTTTTGCCTCGTACGTGGGATGAAAATGAATACCGTCATGGCTCTCCCCTTTGAACTTGTCGCTGTACGCGCTAAACTTCATGTCGTGCAGGCTGACATGAGACCAGTGGAAAGGGAGATGATCAATATTAACCCCCATAATCGCCATTCTCTCACGCACCCACTTGCGCTTGTCGGGGCCGATTCCGTAGGTCATCAGAAAGTCTACATTTTTAGGGTCTCGGCTCAGGCCGAGCAGGATGCTGCAAAGCGAGTTACACGAGCCCGCGGGCGCTATCAACGTGCGGAGCTCGAGCGGCAGGTTGCGCACCTGATTGGCACCGACCTCATGAAACTTGAGCACATCCTCCGCGGGGTAGCGGTCATGCGGAACGGTGATGCCGTACTCAACCACTAGCGAGGCGGGCTTAGTCAGGTCGGCCACGCGGCGTTGAATGATCGGGTTGTACGGCCCATTTACATACTCAAAGTGCGCGCCGAACCCCGCTGCAATACGTGGGTTCTCGTGCGTGAGCAGGGTGTGTGGCCTGCTGTAGACCACCTGCCGAGCGATGAGCCCATAGTGTGCTCCTACAATCGCGGACATGCTCAGCTGCGGGCTCTGCACACTTGCTCCGGTGAGTATGTGAGTCTTCTGCGCTCTGTATCTATTAATGTACCAGATGAGCTGGCGCATCTTGCTGCCGTTGGGGCCGCCATAGCCTAGCGGCGCAAAGTAATCCTCACGTTTGAACCAGAGCCCCTGGTGATTCTCCCACGGGGTGAACTCGCCCAGGCTCTTCTCCCAATGAACCTGAGCGCGATCAAGCGTGTGAACAGGAAAAATGCTGCTCATTTCAAATACTCCAGTATTCCCGTAATAGTGTCTACCACTGAACAAATGGTCATTAGGATGATCATTCCTCTGATTTTCATGTGTGCTTCTCCCAAAGTTTTTCAAAACACGGTTTGCAACAATCAAATGTGCCATATTCACCACCTGAGCCATCAATAGACATAATTGTTGTCACGTTTTCACAAATTTCGCATGTGTATGTACCAATTTCAATACCTACACTTCGACCATAAACAGGTTTTTCAGAATCAAACACTGATTTTCTTGTAGCCATCCACGTTTTCCATAATTCAGACATTGTTCTTCTCCAATAAGCTCTTTACCATTAGATAAACGTCATTCCTTGCGGCGTTGTCGACCTCCAGCTTGTCAAACCCTGCGTAGCGCATCTCGTTCTCGCAGCGTTGCAGCAGCTCATACATCTCGCGCAAACAGTCTGCAGCCTTTCCATGCAAGGGCCACTGCATGGTCTTTTCCAACATAGCTGCAAGGCTTAGAGGCTTTGGTAGTTTTCCAACACGCATCAGTTCTGCGGTGTCTTCTTCGGCGCTGTAGTTTTCTTCAATCATGTTTTACTCCTTAATGCCGTGGGCGGCTTTGTACCCTGCATAAATAGGCGTTCTGCCTTCTGGCACTTCTTCGCCATATCCGTTGAAGATGTAAATGTTGTTGATGGCAAGGTCAGCGTGACCAATCAATTCCAATCGCTCATCGGTCAGCGGCTTGCGCTGTGGTGGGGTGGTGTACAAACCAACGTCACCTTCTTCGGGTTCAAGCCCAAGGTTTACACGCCAATCTTTTGCGCCCGCATACGCATTGCTTCGCATTACCAAAAGTTCTTTGGGGCTAATCCACGCCACGGGTTCCTGATCTGGCTCTTTGTGCAACAACTCAAACAACTCTGCAACCTGCTCGTTTGTATAAACACCAACATGTGAATCAGGAAACTTAACCCATTGTCGGTCTGTTCCTGAAATATGAATAACGCAATATTCCTCTGTCTCAAGGCATATCAACCTGTCGCCACGGCGATACTTGCGCTGTGCCAACAAATCAGCCGCCGCTTTTAATGCTTCGCTATCCCTCGGCAATGTGACTGTTGGATACTTCGCCATTTCGCGCAATGCTTTAATAATTTCTTCTGTGTTCATGTCTTACTCCTTTATGCCTTGGGCGGCTTCTCGCAGCCCTTGAAATTTAAGTTGACTGAGAGCTTCGCAGCGTTCGCAACGATGGCGCAGCGCGATTGACCCCGCGTTGTACAGATCGTTGTCGTTGCAGCTTGTGCGGTCATGCTCAGGCCACACGGCATCAATCTTTTCGCGGTCGGTCAAGTTGGTTAGCTCAGTGCTCCACCAAGTAACTTCTTTTTTCTTTTTACCCATTTCTTACTCCTTTATGCCGTGTGCGGCTTCGCTGGCAAAAATTTGCCAACAACGTTTGCAGATAATCCAATCACGCATTGCGGGTCTGCCGCAGTGTTCGCATTTCATGCTTCCCCCTTGATGCCGTGGGCTGCTTTTTCAATTGCTCGGTATTCCGCAAAACTGATGCTCAATGCAGCTTCTGCCAGTGCGTCTGTCTTAAATAACGGGCGTATTGCGGCATACATTTCATCTCTCGTAAGCGGCTTGCGCTGTGGTGGGGTGGTGTAGAGAGGCACAGTGTGCAATGGCCCGCCGTTTGTCCGCACCTTCATGTCAAAGTTTTGCAAGTCGTTTGGGTTAGCCCACGCCACAGGCTCTTGCTCTGGCTGTTCTGGAACCATCTTGGTGACGGTCACATCATTAGGTAGGTCATACGGCTGCTCAAATTCAAACCATCTTGCTTGTTCGTTCTCGCACATCCAGATTTCTTTTGGTAGTTTCATGTCTTACTCCTTAATGCCGTGGGCCGCTTCGATGGCTCGGGCAAAGCAAACCAATTCAAAGTCAGGCGCGGCAATAGTCGGCCCGTTTTCTTCGCCATCTGGGTAATTGGCTTCAAGAATCTGCTCGTTCGTTAGTTGGTTACGGATTGGATTGTTGATGTAATGACTGCATCCTTCTTGATGTCCGTTGTACGTCAAACACTCACGGCAATAACTTGCCACAGGCTCCTGTTCTGGCTCTTTGGGTTGTGCCTTCACATAACCCCATGCAGTAGCAAGACGGGCTTGGGTTGATTTGCAATTTAAGTTTTGCTCTGGTTGTGGTGGGGTGGTGTAGAGCGCCTGAACTTCTTTAGCAATTGCCACAGCCAAGTCGCTGTCCATTGTCTTGTTTGCGTTTTCCTCGTAGCACCAGCCACGGGCAACAGCGCCAAGTAAACTTTCCCACGCCACAGGCTTTTGTTCTGGCTTGCCTATGCCAACGCCAGTCTGCACAAGTTTTATGCGCTCTAAATCGCCTTGTGCGTTCTCCATCAACTGATAGTCTGATGTGGCGTTGTATTGCTGTGCCCCGCAGTTGCACTCACCCTTTGGATACGCTGGCTCGTTGTGAACAGCGCAGTCGCTTGCGTGCAAAGTCACTTTGCAATTTGGGCATTGACACGGCTCTGGCTGTGCCAAGGCTTTTTCGATGGCGGTAATGGCAGGGCCGCAAGCGTTTGAAGCCTCCAGCACATGATGAAGCGGTGGGTCAATGTCCCAAGCCATAAGTTCTTCTGCCAGCGCAGAGTCACACTTCTTCAACGCCTCAAGCGCCAGCTTCAATGCTTCTTTCATGCTTCACCTCTTGCTCGGATTGCTTTAGCTGCGGCAGTTCCATAAATCCTCACGCCTGTTGGAATATGCGTATCGCAAACCGTCTTTTGAGCAAGAATTGCACACGCCTCACGCTCGGCCTCTGCTACCAGTTTGGCAAAGCGGCTCAAATCATGTTTGTCACATTGAAAAAATAAACCATTTGTTGAGTTGTTGATTCCAGCTTGTCTAGCCATTTCAATGATTTCTGTTTGTGTTGTCATGGCTGAACTCCAAAGTTATATCCAATCAACTGACAGAACAAACGGTATTGCTCTAAATGCTCTTTGTTTTCTTTATGAGATTTTTCGATTTGTTTTGAAAACTCTGCAACCGTTCCAGTAAAGCAACCACAAACAACTCGAACACCGATTTTTTCATCCATAAAAGCCGTGGTGAATCTGCCTGACGATTTGGCAGGGCCGATCAGTAGCCAATGAGTTCTATCAGACACTTGAGCATTGCCAGACACCTGAGCATTGCCAGACACCTGAGCATTGCCAGACACCCGAGCATCGCCATACACCCGAGCATCGCCAGACACCCGAGCATCGCCAGACACCCGAGCATTGCCAGACACCCAAGCATTGCCAGACACCCAAGCATCGCCATACACCCAAGCATTGCCAGACACCCAAGCATTGTCATACACCCGAGCATTGCCAGACACCCAAGCATTGCCAGACACCCAAGCATCGCCAGACACTTGAGAAAGATTTTTCTCTGATTCAATATATCCACCCAAATCATTAGGCGTTACCAATGAACCAATTGCAACAAGTGCGCGAATTCGGTACAAAGTTTTTCCAAAAACCTGCTTTGTGTCTGTTTTTACAAGTTCATATTTCATAACAATGCGTCCTCTGTTTGTGCGCGTTGTTGTTGCGCGTATCCATGATTTCATCTTGTGTCATGCTTTACCTCTTGCTCGAATCATGGTGGCAAACCTTCTAGGCCATTGACTTTGACTTTCTTTGTCAACTTCATCACACAAGTTTGCACACGCCTCACGCTCTTTAGCTGCTACCAGTTGGGCAAAGGCTTCAATCATGGCGTAATTGGTTCCAATCGGGTCGCCAATGTGCGTCACCACAAATCCAGCCTGTCTAGCCATATCCATGATTTCATCTTGTGTCATACATCCTCCAATGCTTCTTTAATGACGGCTTGAGCAAACTTAGCCACGGGAAATGGCATCGCTTTGTCAATCATTTCCAACGACTCCAACACTTGTTCCAGTTTGGCCCGATCAATCGTGACCTTGCTGCCATCTGTCACGCCATGCGCCACTCTGAGCTGCTGCTGTTTTTCTGCATCATTCATGTCAGCACCCAAAACACTAAGACTAAACTCAACACCGAGAGCATGTAGATGATCTTGTCGGCAGGATGAGTTTTTTCAACCTCGGGACGAATCAGCGGATCTGCCCATGAGTAGAAAGTAGCATCATCAAGAGTGCGCGGAGTTTCAAAATAGGACGGTTTCATTTCTTTGCCCCTTTGTACGTTATACGCGATTCACCAACCAAGCTAGGGTGAGCAAAAGCATCATATGCGCCGGGGCGCAGGCAGGTCTGTTTCAGCTCTTCTCCTTTATAACGCTGATTTAAAGGCACATAACTTGAAACCGGGACGCGCTGCACGCGACGAGTGAGGCGGCTAATCATAGAATTCATAGTTCAAATCTCCTTTACGTTGACAAGCATAAAATCACGACCGTTCACCCCTACAACAGCGCGCTCGCCGGCCTTTGCCGCGCGGTAGAGCTGCAGCGTCAAGCGGTCTTGCTGTGCAGTGGTCATCCAGTCGGGGTTGGCCTTCCACATTGCGTGCGCGTTGGCCCAAACCTCTTTGGTATCCAGACACGTAATTGTGCGGTCGAGCTTAAGCGAGCTGGACACCTGCGGACGGATCATCTGCGGGTTAGCGGGCTGCAGCGCCCGAGCTATAGCGTTCATAGTCTTTTCTTTCTGCGTTAAGTTGCTGCGGTCTGCCCAGAGCACAGCGAGCAGGTTCTTCACTGCTCGTTCGGCCTCGGGGCGATCCTTAAACCGGGCGGCTTTCTTCTCTTTTGCGTGAAGGTTGTAAAAGTCCCACAGCTCGCGGTTGGTGGCGAGGCCGACGTTGATTTGTGGTTTTGTGCTCATCTGTTACCCCAAAGCATGTGCTCTTTAAAGTCTTCGTAATATACGCTGTCTTCCATCAACCGAACCAACCGGTGACCATTACCCACGGGGAGCCGATCACACAAATAGTCCGAGTACTCGTTGTCAAATTCGCCGCGGTCAAACCGCTCTTCAAACTCTTGTTCTGTCATAAGGGGGACTCCGGTAACTGTTGACGTTGCTGCCGAGCGTATTCGCTCTTTTGTTTATTTGTCCAGGGCACAGGGCCTAGGGGCGAGGGGAAAGGCCAAGTGTTCACACCGCCCCCTCTTTCACTTCTCGACGTATCAATCGGCAGCCGAAGTTGTCTTCGTAGTACTTAGCTAGCGAGCGAGCCCGAGCCGGATTAAAGGTGAACTCACCTACAGCGAAAGGCTCAGCGTCTTCGTCAATCAGCTCACCTTTAAGCTCGTAAGAGAACAGGCCGTACTGGTCAACCGTGGTTATAAACTCTAGTTCGTTCACAGCGCAACCTCCGCTTCGAGTTGTAGGTAAATTTCAACATCCCGCAGGCAGGAGTTGTACTCCTTCGCGCTCAGCAGGTGTGTTATGTCTTCCCACTCCGCGTCGCCCGTGACGCGAGCCAGCGCAAAGACATCTAACCCGCCGTAAAGACCGACCGAAGGGTCGTAGGGCGCGTAATTAAACACCAACGCCAGTTCGCGCTCGCCCAGGACCTCGTCAAGGCTCATGGGGAACTCGTCGGTCAAAAAGCAACCGTCATAGTGTGTGAGTTGATTAGTCATAGTCTTCAAGCCTCCACAAAAGCCACTGCACCCGCACCCAGGGGCAACTCTCGCAGCACGCTGCCATACTGGCTAATTTGCAGGCCCAACGCACGGGCTTCGGCCAGTAGCTCTTGAGTGCTTTTACGAGTGCGAGCAGC